ATAAAGCTTAGTCGTACCCCACGAACTTTCTCGAAATCGTAAAAGAAACTTATACGATTTTTTTACGATTAAACTTAATACGATTTATTTTTTTATTCGATTACTAATTTTAAAAATAAAAAAAAATCTCTCTAAAATTAATTAGAGAGATTTATTATTAAATATATATTTAGTAATTAAAGATTAGAAATTTTTTCTTCGAAGAATAAAATATTTTCTTCGATAGCTTTTCTATTACGAATATTATTTTCTTTATCGTTTAAATACTTTTTATTTTCTTCGATAATAGAAATTAATTCGTCTTTATTTTCTTTAGTATCGTTTTTATTTTCTACTATTAATCTTATAGTAGAAAAGCGATTATTCTCTTTAGTATCGTAAGAATAATCTACTTTACGATAATTCGTTAAAGTAAATAAATCTTTAATAGTAGTCGAAAATTTACTTTCTTCGAATATATCGTACGATCTAGTATTTTCTCTTTTTATATTTATTAATCTAAAAAGAATTTTATTAGACGCTAATACTTTAAGCGAAGAAGGAAATTTTTTATTTTTATTACTATTTTCCATTTTCTATATTTCTCCTTTCTATCTATATTATTATAGATTATTTATTAAAAAGTAAAGCTTAAAACTATAAAATAAGCGATAATTATAATTAAAATCGTCATAATTTTCCTTTCTATATCTATTAATAATCTATCGTAAAATCACTATAAACAACTATAAAATCGTTAAAATTTTAGTTTGGTTTAAGTATTTTATAATATATTATCTCTATTTTTTATTATCTATATATATGCTTATGCATATATAACCGAAGCTTAATGCTCAACTCACCCGAAGCTTAATGCTCAACTCACCCGCAGGGCGGCGGAGTGCTGTGGCTCAATGCTCAATAAAAAAAACGAGGGCGCCGGTGTGACGCCCCCTGTAATTATTTATTTTATTGATTGTGCTAATTTATCGAATTTGTCGATGTTCGCTTTCGCTTTTTCTTGAATAGCTTTCGGTAGGTCTTTGAGTACCTCTCTATTCTTTTTGATAACGAACTCTAGGATGTCCTTGGTTTCTTTCGTTATATTGACACCCTCGATGAAACACATAGTCACGAACTTTTTAAAGCGGTTATTGCTTTTCGTTTCGTATTGCATGTCTAGCGGTGTCCACCCACGGTCCACGGCTTCTGTAATACTGTTCGCTGTTTTGTATTTATCGTATCGTGCAAAGGCTTTTCCTGACGGTTTCTTTTGATTAACATAAAGAAACATAATTGCGCGATTTTCCAGGACTTTAAGTGAAGTCGGAAATTTTTTATTCTGAGACATAAGTTCTCGCTTTCTATAGCTTTTTTGCTATGGCTTATAATACGATTTTTTAGAACAAAAAGAAACAATTAAAAATAATAAATGTTAATAACTTTGTTAGGAGTCCAGGTCGATGAAATATATATAATCGGCTCCGCCTCACGCCGCATCCTACCGCCGCCTAGCGGGCGGAGGACGGTGGAGGAAGGCTGATGCCGCCTGCATCCCGCAACAACACTCAACCTGCGGAGGCTAACTTGTCAAGGTAGGTGATCAACTCATCATCACTCATCGTGTCAAGGACGGAGTGTTTGACTTCTTTCTTCTCAACCAAGTACCCCAAGAGTTGGGCCTTCAACCGTGCAGCCTGCACCGCTGCTCCGAGTTGCTTCTTCGCAACTGCCGCCTCATACAACACGTCCAGCTTCTCAACCTCCTTGTCGAGAGTGTGAATGGACTGTTGGGCATGGACCGCCCGCCCTCGGCTCACCGCCCTCAGGATTTTATCCTTCTTTAGTAGGCGGGTGGCTTGTACGTGAGCTGACGATTCGGCATAACCAGCTTCTAATGCCGCTCTTTTCTTGGTTAAACCTGCTATAATGTTATTGACGAACTTTTTTTCTTTGTCTGATAAAATCTTATTCTCGACCTCAGAAAATTCTATAATGTTATCCATATAATTAACCTCCAATTTATCTTATCGGAGGTTAAATGTATAGGTTTTTATTTATTTAATATTCTATCAATTTTATCCCTAATTAATCCAATAGGGTTATCAGTTGATTGAACTTCAGCATTAAATTCTTTATCCAAAGTTTGAAGAATAAAAACAAGTAATTCAGTTTTGTCTTTATTCTTTTTTAATAGATTTGTTAAGGCGTTCATTTTGTTTTTCCTTTTATTTTTAAGATGTTATCAATAATATCTTGCTCACTAAAATAATGATCGTGAAAATGAGCTTGTATATTATCCCCAGGTCTAATGGGTAATTCAGTGTTAAGGCTAATATATTTATATGTCCCTAAAGCACTATCGTGTTCTTCTCTCCAATCTCCAACGACTTCTCCCTCAAAAAGTAAAGGTCCGGCTTCTTCGTCATAATTAGAAAGTTCGGCATATTTTAATCGTCCTTCTTTCATATCATTCTCGCTTTCTTTTTGTTATTATTAATAGTAAACTTTTTAAAACATAATTAAACAATTTATTTATTTATAAGGATATCTTCGTATCTGTCCATATAGATTTTAATGTCTTTAAATGGTATGTGTGTTCTAATGTAGAATATAACATTGAAACAACCATCATACATATCTACGATTGTGATATCCTCTCCTAATTGAGTTTTAGGTGTAAGAGGAGCTTTATCGTGATAGACGATAAATGAATATTCTTGAGCACTTCGACCTTTTCCTATTTCTTTTGCTTTACTTACATCAATATCGTCTAGCTGTTTAGATGCACTGAGAACTAGATTTTGTATTTCTTCTGGTGTCATTTTAATCTTCGTCCCTCCCACCATTTATATCTAATATTGTAGGTTTAACTGTTATCTCTACTTCGTGTACTGTATGGGTAGCACCCGATGGATGGTTTCCATAAGAAAATTCTGCGAAACCAAATGCTTCTTCGTATGTTCTAAATATAGGTTGAAGTTCTTTATTATAAATGTCTGACATTTTGTCATTAACTAAATTATATCGACCCATATGCAATGTTCTTTCTTCTAATTTGTTTTTATATTTAGGTTTTAAATCTTCTGCGTATGCGTCTAAAACTATGTAGCCCTTAATTTTTTGAGTGCTAACTAATTCTTTTAAATCACTTGGTTTTTTTAATGTTAAACTATCCATTTTAATCTTCCTCCATACAACAGATGCCCGTCATTAATTTTTCTCGTTTATTGCTATTAAGATAAGGGAAGGCGTCTTGAATAGGCTTTCCCATATTGTAATTAAATAAGTCTGGTCCTTTAACTGTGATAGTATCTTTTGACTTACACATAGGACAATGAGTATCGAAGTGGTATTCTTGACCTTTTTCTTCGCTATATGATTCTTTAGAAGTCCATTTAAAAGTCATTTTGTTCTTCTTTCTTTTTGTTATTCTTAATAATAAACTATTAAGAACACGATTAAACAATTTATTTATAATTGTGTTCTTATATATGTATTTATTTCAGTCATGTTCTAACTCTAACTCTAATAGGTCTATTGTAAAATTTCTCTAAAATTTGTTTACTAACAAACCTGTTAATCCTAGTAACACAGACTTCAATATATAATTTAGAAGCACTATAAAAATAACCTTTATTAATAAAGCTATTGTTTAAATTTTCTTCATCTATCCATTTAATTTTATTAGTCATTTATCTATCTCTTGATATTTCGGTTATAGTTTCTGGAGCAACTACACGTGCTACTGTTAACATATGCCAAACATCTATATCGTAGCTAAACATACGAGTTTTACAGAAATCAAAATGATGGCCTTCTTTTTCATATCTCTCTTTGCGATAAGAGCCCATGTGCTCACTCTTAAAATACTCATCTAAATTTTTATTTAACACGAAGGTCTCGCAACCATTACCTTTTGCATTAAAAGCTATCTGATCTGGATTCTCATCATACGGCTCTATTCTACCACAATCTTTTAAGTAGTCATATTCTTGTGTTAACTCTTTCCACTCGGCATCAGTGAAACTTCTTTTTTGGTGCCAATAATTTGTGTATCCCATTTTAACTATCTCCATTCATTTCGTTATAAGCATCTATACCGTGTAGCATTCCTGCTTCTCCTGCTAATTCGCCTCTTTCCATATCTTCTTGATAAATCTTATCAGCCTTTTTCTTATCATCTTGTAATTGTTTAGTATGTTCTTCTTTAAGTCTGTTAAAATCTTCTTCGGTAAGTCTGCCATGAGTACCGTCATAATATTCTATATTAAAGACATGGCAAGGTAATTTATGCTGCTCATAAATAGTCACTCTTGAAATCTTTCTAAACACTAATAAAGCCATATGTTTTCCTTTCTATTGTTATTATTAATAATAAACTTTTTAATAACAAGTTAAACCAAAATTAACTTCCTATTGCTAAAAGTCTGCTTAACGATAAAGGCCCGCAATTATGTAAACAAGTTTCGTGTCCAGGTTTTCCATTAGATTCACTATCTTTATCACTAGTATCTACAATAACAGAATAGTTTCCACAACTTGGACATCTGTAATCTTGAACTTCTCCAATGTAATCGTTATCTTTGACTTGAATGGATCCTATTTCGTAATCTTTATTTTGTATAGTCATAATATCCTTTCTGAAAAACTCTTAGGGCTTTTATAGGTAGTATGTATCGTTTCAACTTTCCTAATGGTCATTTTCAGCTAACAGCACGTCTGCTGCCCTTGACCTCGCAAGCACAGTTTCTTGCGAATCTCTAATTGTAGAGGGCTCCACCATGGAACCCCCTACTCTACGGAGGAAAAAGGTACAGTAGTATACCTTTAACAAAACAAGATTAATATGTTTTGACGCCATGTACACAACTATTTCATATCAAAAGTTGATTTAGGCGACTTACTCTGCGACCCGACTTTGTCTCTATCTTCAGTAGCGATAAAGCCTCTATCTCTGTCCCAGTCTAAATCTATTGTTTTTCCACCAGCTTTTATGAAATCTTTAATCTTCATACCGTTTTTGTAAAGATTAAATCTTTTCCAGCCCTCGCACCCTACTCTTTTAGGATTTTTAGGAGCTAGTAGTTGTATTCTCGCATCGCCATCGTACTTTAAAACACCAGTCTTATCACTAGGTGTACTAATTACTTTTGGCTTTGCTTTAGTCTTTCTAACTGCGGGTTTTTGTCCGGAGCTAGTTACAGCAGATTGTGTTTGCATATTGATTCTCCTTTCTGCGTATAATTAATTATAAAATTTATTAAATCCATTTAATACCTTTATTTTACGAATTAAACATTAATATGATACCGCCGACAATTAATATAGTCAAAATAGTAAAAAAATCCATTGTTTTTCCTTTATTATATAGAGACCAATTCACAACTCAGAGTTAATGACCTAAGATTGCGTCTAGCCTCGGGAGATTAGAGGGATTACTTGTAAATATCACTAGTAATCCCTAGTTTTTAGTAGTGGATATAGAGAATTGAGGATTGAGATTAGGGATTGCCATTTAGTAAAATAAAAAATCAGTAAAATCATTTCGCTCTCTATATATACAGGTTAATTTAACGCCTTATTTTCGTATGATTCTAATTTTAACATAAAATTAGATAGCCTTAAACGCCACCAATGTATTTGTTCTGGTGACGAAGCCCTTCGCATCGCTTCCTGTAAAATTCTTACGTGATTCCAAAATTGATCAATGGGTTTCATGTTTTTCTCCTTTCGTTGCTGATGGTAATTTATTGTAATCTTCGAATTCAATATCTAAAAATAGGGGTGTATCGCTTGGGTCGGAAGAATACATTATCTCACAACGCCAATGTTCTTCATTATGAACGAATTTCCAAGGTATAAGAAAGTTCATATCTTTTAGTTTAGTGTAAGACATAACACCTTCTACTTTTCCTATAGGAAACAATTTATCTTCGTTTTCTTTAATCCAATCTAATGAGATATATCTATTTTTACCTCCATGAAGTGCTTTAGCATTCAACTCTAATAACTGCTTGAATCGCATTTCTTTTACATCTACATCGTTTAACATATTTTTCCTTTCTGGTTAAAATCTATTATACTATTTTTTTAATTCACTAAAAACCTATTTATTCTATATCCACCCACCAATATGGTGCGTTACGACCTTTATTCCATTTAGCGAAATAAGATTTTTCTGCTTGATAATACTTTCTGTAAGCCTCTACAGGATCTACGCCTTTATATTGCTCTGGCATACATTGAGGTGGAGGATGCCAACCAGTATCTGGTATTTTTTGGCGTATATCATCAGCAGTAAGTTCTGCAATAAGGGATTTAGTTTTATGTTCTTTAGAATTAAATCGCATATAAAACTCGTCACATAAATAATCACCTAATTCGCATAAGAAATCGTAATGCCTACGTGATTGACCTGTCCATAAAGTAGCTGGATGCTTGGAGAAAGCGCCATTGATATTCATCTTATAGCCAACGTCAAAGCCATTAGAACGTGCGACTATACTTAACATTTGAGCTGACTCTAAAATCATCTTCGGTACGTGCTTATCGCAATGATAATGTGCTGCAACTAAAGGGTGAGAGTGTAAATAAAATATATTCACTGACTATCTACATACATCATTATACTACTTGCTGCGAATACTACACCGACAGTGAAGGGTATAATATAATGAATCCAGGCTACGTGAGCGATATTAAATATATCATAACTAAATAAATATATTGATAACGACATTGTTATACTAACACTAAATACTGCTATAACTTTTAACATAATTTTCCTTTCTATTGTTTCTTAAAAGATAATCTAATTTTATACCTAATTATACCTATTTTTTCTTATCTTTGTTTATTATTTGCTTATGAATAGCTTTACCTATTATCATAAGACTTTCATCAAACTCTAATTTCCCTGCCATAGCTTTTAAAGTTATATCATTTTTAATAACATTTAATTCTTTTTCAGTAATTGTAATTGTATATGTTTTTTCTGTCATAATTTATCCTTTCTTCTGTTTATTTCTGAGAGTTTTAACCTTATTGTTTATAAACTTCCTCTTTTCAAAAAGATTTTTTAATGTCTCTTGAAGTTCTTTTTTAACCTCTTTTAATTTCTTTTTTGTTTTTTTAATCTCGCAAGTATTACCAGTTCTATATCTCAGATAAAAATCTAAATCCCTCTCCAATTCTTCTTTGTCTGTAATATCTCTAAAACGATTTAACCTTGGGTCAAAAACTTTTTGTTTTGTAATTATCACAATGTATATCCTCTTCCTCTCGCCCAATCGGCAATATCCTCTTTATTTTCTTCATAATAAAATAAAATTATTTTATCATCTATCTCATCTAATAAATCATCAACTTGGCCCCATTCAGTCTTATCTCCACATAAATAACACCAACATTCAGCTCCAGGTACCCAATAAATAGAACCTTTATCTTTACCAAAATAAAGATTATCTGTTTGTGAACCATCTCTTACATCATACTCAATGTACTCTCTAATTTTATCAACTAAATCTAAATCATCATTAGGCATATTTTTTCCTTTCTATTGTTTAAGGGCGACCTCCCCTTCTAGTGGTGAATGTACTCCTTACAGTGAAGCTGTGCCAATAGGATTTCTCCCAAGTACAAACTCTCAGTCGCCCTTTAATGAGTGGAGCAAGTGTCAATCAGGGACTTGAACTCCACTCTACCTTGCGCAGTGTCTCAGCTGCTCAAGTAAGGTTCTGCGCTTTGCTTATTTATTTATCCTCGTTTATAGAAAGGCCCTCAGTGCCGCTTACTACGAGCTTCGCAAAGGGATGAGCCATCTGATCAAGAAACACTCGTAGTCCCCTTGCTCGAAGCAGTTACCGGTGACAACTAGTCAAACGCTACTTTTTTCTGCTTCTAATTAAATATCTATTATTCTCTAACCTTAAGATACCATTCTTTTTTAATCTTATCAAAATACTTCTTAAATGTGCTTGGAAATTCTTATGATTAACAAATCCTTCATGAGGCTCTAATTGATTATCTCTAATATGTTTATAAAGTTCGACACGAGTTAAGTCAGGATTATTGCATATGATGTCCGTGAGCCACTGCTCTCGTTTCTTGCCATTACTCCTCTTAGGTTTTTTATCAGTCCACTTAGTTTTAGGTTTTTCTTTCTCCTCTCTTACTCCATCGACCATATAATATCCTTCTTCTATCGTGATATGTCGAATGAGAATAGTGCCATCATCTCGTTTTGTCTCTTTCGTTTCAGTAATAGGATTGACCCATACTCTTTTAACTTTCGGTCCGTCATCTAAGTTGCGTAAGAACTCAGGGATTTCTAAGATGTCATCACTCATAGACTATAACTTTCATGTTTTCATAAAGTCTATCGTGCCAGTTTGCATCAACGTCCATAAAGATTAATTTATTATCCCACTCATCTAATTCTTCGTGGTAATCAAGAAGTTGAACTTCTATCGAATATCCTATCAGATGTCCATTTCTATAATTTCGTTGATACTCTTTCACGATACCTCTTTTAAATGAGTAATCTAATTCATCATTTTCAATAGCATGCCAATGATCAAGAAATTGGATGCGATCACCTTTTAACACGTCAAATAATTTAGTGATAGTTCCACATTCTAATTGGCGAGATAAACGGTCATAAGTACATTTATTACAATCTATCTCGCTTTCTTCACCTTCAAACACGACTTTTACTTTATATAAATCTTTGCAGTTCTCGCAGAAGGGAATCATTTTTTACTCCTTTCATCTATCATACGTCCCATGACAAACACCATGAAAGCGATAGCAATTAATGATAATAAAATTAGTCCTAATAAAATATTAGTTATCATTATGTTTTCCTCTCAGTTTAAATAATTCTTTTCGTAGCATAATGCATTGTTTAATTTTCTCGTCTAGCATTAAATTGAGACCTTTTATCTCATGGTCTTTAATGGATAGCCGACCTTCTAAGAGGTCGACTTTCATAGTTAATTTTCTTTCTTCTCGTGTCATACACTCAAGTGATCGCCCTTAAAGTTTTCTACGATAACAGGACCACAAATACCAGCTGTACCGTCAGCGACTTTTTCTTCACCGAAATGATAAGAGTGATAGTATTTACTGGCTTTAAGATTAGGTTTTAAGTAATCTCGACCTTCTTCGTTAGCCCAACATTGATACTTTTTACCTTGGATTTTAAGTTTTACACTCTCGATGTATCCTGTAGGGGCATCGCCTTTAACTTTACTTTGAAGTGTAGCTAAATCCCACTTCTTCTTAAAGGGAATGGCTTCGTGCGTAACACCTCCAGATTCGTGGATAACAAGATACCTTCTCATTTTTTCTTCTGCCATAATGTTTTTCCTTTCTTTATGGTTATTTCTTATAATAAACTTTTTTAAAACACGTTAAACAAATTAGTTAATTAATTTGTTCGGTATTTCCATTGACTGAAGCTTCGCTGAATTATCTTCATCTAAATAGAAAACGCAGAATTTACCCTTATCGTTCAATAAAAACTGGTAAACTCTATGATTCTTATCTTTTTTACTTTTATCAACTCTCGATACTGGATACATAACTGTCTCGTCTAAATCTTCAAATTCTTTATCAGAGTAACCATGATTAAATTTATCTCTGTTATATTTATTGTACGTCTGTAATAATTCTTTATTCGCATAAAATATATTGCTCATTTTTCTCCTAATGTATTGTGGGACTTCCATTTAACTCATCGAATGGATAGTCTTTGACTTTCTTATTAATATCAGGAACGATATTAATATCCATGATGTACTTAACATCTTCAATAAGATTAACAATATAAGAAATGCGAGGATACAATAGAGGACTATCATACTCTTCAAAACTATATGTTTTTATTTTATCTCTAAAATCTGTGTAAGTAACTTTCACTTTGTGAGCGACTAAAAACGACATCACTCACTATAATATAAACTTCTTATGAAGTATATATTGTTTTCCAAGTTTTTGGACTTGGAATACAGTGCTCTGTACTAACCCCCTCTTTCATTGTTAAAAGAATATCTGCTGAAATACTTATTCTAGCATCATCTTTATTATTAGTTTCAGTTTGATGAAGTAAACTACTGGGGAATATAATAAAATCCCCTGACTTTACTTCAAATTTATAACTTGCAAAATTAAATTGATTCCATTCTTTTATATAAGCCTCTGTTGGTGGAATAAAAAATCCATCATGAGAATAAAGTTCCTGTTCAAATTTAATATCGCCCATACCTTCGTTATGCACATAATATACACAACTAAAATGTGACGCAGTATGTTTATGTGAAGGGATATTTTGTCCCTTACTCGTATAAGTTGCCCATGCTTTAGTAATGTTTATATCAAACTTACTATCGTCATAAGATTTCGCTGCCATAAATCCTTTTATATCAAAAGATAATGCATCAAACAATTCTTTATAGTCATCTTGTAAATGTAAATTATCAACTGCATTTTCTAATATCGTTGCTTTAAGATTACCTTCTACATCTGTCGTTGCAGCTACACTTCCTGGTTTCTGTTTTACAAATTTCTTAATAAGAGGTCCAACTTTACCATTTAAATATTGATGATCCTTGATTGACGATTTATAAATAGTTTTGCCGAATACATTACCTATTATCGCTTCTTTCTCCATATGATACCTCCAAGTATTCTATTTTAGTTATCCAACCTTTAGGGATAGCAATTGACCCACCGCCAGATACTTCATCTTTATCTTTACTGTAAGAACGCATAATAACAACTTTCTCATTATTATTAACGACCATCCAACCAACTTCTTGGCATATTGCTAAAGGTGCTTCAATGACATCTTTTATATCAAGCCACCCGGTTTCCGTATCACGTGCATCTAACCACGTGATACGAACCATCGGTGTCTTATTTATGTCTAATTGCTTAGAAGATGACGTGACGCCCTCCCTCCGGTTATCTGACCACTTAGATTAACATTATTACCGTCACGCTTACCATTATTATAAGCTGCGCCGGCTGTTATACTTGAGCCACTTCTTCTTGAAGATAACCTTATTCCATCTTTCTTTAATCTATCTTCACAGAGTTGTAATTCTGTTTTATAGAGAGCAGGAAGATTTTTATTTTGATTCTCTACTTTATCAGAGGGATCATGACGAACACTAGCTGCCCAGAGTTCTATAATACGTTCACGCAATCGGTGAGCGATACCTAATTCATAATTTCGTCTTATCTTATTTAATTGTCTACCATCGCCTGGTAGAGGAGCGATATGTGATTCTCCCATTCGTTTTATAGTATCAACAAAATAAGTTACCATACTTTTAGTAATCTCAATATTATGATCTCTACCAATTATATGATGTACTACTTTATTGGATTCTTTATACATATTATCTACTACTCTTTTAGTGCCATAAAAATATTTACAAAAATATAATTTGGAAGTAGCGGTATATAAAGTTTTAATCCATTCATCTCGCATGGCTTCTATTAACTTTTCATGTAGAATTTCGTCAGCATTAACTTGTTTAATATCCGATAAATCTAAATTGTAAGTTGCCAGAAGTTCGTGAGCTTTCTTAAATGCAAAAGCAGCTTCTGCTTCACTCGCACCTTCGTCACGAGATAAAGCTAATAGCTTTTGTATTTTGCTTTTTATAGATTCTTTATTATCCATAAATTTTTCCTTTCTGTTACTTTAATATATTAATTATTTTTAAGAACAAAAAAACAGTTAATTATTCTTTTTTATCAAATATTCTTTAATATCTTCCCACCCTTCAGCTAAAGCTAATTCTCTTAATTTAGTATAAACAACGCCAGAATTTAGCTTCTCTGCTTCGTCTGTGTCGAATAAATAAACTTCTCTCGATACTTTTACTAGGAGAAATACCGCACCTTTATTTCGTTTAAAGGATCTGTGCCAAGCTATCTGTTCTACTGATACTTTCGTCCTACACTTACTGGTTTCATGAACTGGCTTATCGATGTATTTACCTTCGACCCAACCCATGACGCCATCGTGACAATAAAACAAATCAGGGATTCCTCTTTCAACTGCAGTTTCAATTCGTTGAAGAAATATGTCAGGCCATTTCTTTCGACAAGCAGTCCAAAGATTTTTCTCACTCACTTAATCTCTCCCCAACTTGCTCCTCTCTCAACGTCTACCTCTAATGGAACATTTAACTCAACTGCGTTCTTCATGAGATTAACTACTTCATTAAGTTTTTCTTCGCCCTCTTTCGTGCGAGGTACTGAGAAGTCTAACTCATCATGTATCGTTAATCCTATATCCATAATATTACTGTCCCATACTTTTAACATAGCTGCTTTTGTAACATCAGCGGCTGATCCTTGGATCAAGCAATTTAAAGCTTTATGCGTTTGTGCTCTTTTCAATATCATTCCTTTATACATCTCTTTCGCTTTCTCAATCGGATATGCTGGCTTCCCAAAATTATCCCAACCAGTGGGTTCGAATAAATTAAAATGTCTGCGCCTTCCTAATAAAGTTTTAATATAACCTTTAGTCGAAGCGAATGCGATAGCTTGATTGTTTAATGCTTGAACGAAAGGAACGTTGCGATGATACTTCTCAAATAGAGATTCTGCGTCATCAAAACTTAATCCTAATTCTGCTGCTAATTTCTTTTTTCCCATACCATAAGTCAAGCCTAAATTAATAGTTTTTGCTTGTTTTCTCTTGATTCCAGCCATCTCTGCAACCATCGTATGGAAGTCAGTTTGTGTATCATTTTTGTATAAATTTTGTGCCAATTTTGCTGATTCATTATTCGTCTTACTTGCGAAATGAACGAGTAATCGTGGCTCTTGTTGTGCGTAATCTACACATACCCAATCGTGTTCTTCTTCAGGAATAAATAAACCTCTTACTAAAGGTGCTAACTCAGGATCATGCGCAGGGACTTGTTGAAGATTAGGATGTGATGAACTAAATCTACCTGTTACTGTTCCTGTAGAATGTAATTGACAATGCAATCTTCCATTAACTGATTTCTCAATGATCATGTTTTCGATAAATGTACTTCTCAACTTATAAAGTTTTCGCACTCGTAAAATTAAAGGACTAATATTATCTTCTGCAGTGTTTAACCAGTCTTGAGTAAATGATGGTGATCCTTTGGCCGTGTATGTATATTTAATATTCTGCGAATCATAAGCTTTCGCAATACTTTCATTAGCCCATACATTTACTTCTGATCCTATTATCGTATCTAACTGTCTTTGCGTTTCATTTTGTTTTAAGTAAATCGTATCCTTTAGCTTCGATGCTTTCTCAATGTCAACTCGAACACCTTTCTTTCTCATCGATAACAGAAGAGGAATCATACGAGATTCCATATCAAGAACGGGAAGTAATTCTTCTTGCTTTAATAAAGGGTGTTGTTTTTTAAAAACTTCCATAGTCAGCTCAGCATCTTTCTCAGCATAAGGACCAACGTATGACGAATGTAATCTCCATAAATTACTTTTAACATTTGCTCTTCCAGAGAAATGTGAACGAACAGCATCTTCTAAAAGTGATTCATCTTTTCTTTCACCTAAATAATCTGCTGATATATTATCTAAAGAGAATGACCTTCTATTCTCATTAAGTAAAGTTTCTGCTACTTGAACGTCATATATTTTTCCTTGAGTATTTATTCCTAGAGTAGATAACCACTCTAAATCATATAATGCATTAGCGAAAATCTTCGTTTTAGGCGTCCCCAGTGCGTTTTTTAAATACGATACGATTAAGTCTTTAGGGAGATTACCGCCATCTTGGTGTGCTATGGGTAAATAACATTTTCTTCCCTCCTCATCGCATAGAGAAATACCTACTACGAATCCATCGTTACGAAATCCACCAGGTCCATTCTTTTTTAAATTAGGATCATACGTTTCAGTGTCAATAGCTAAAGCTTTTGACTCGCTGTAATTAATTAAAACCTCAGGAGGTCTCCAGTTACTGGCGGGTTTGAATAGGTCGTTCATAAATAATATACTCTCTTTCTGATTTTTTCCAAAGTTCTAATGGCTCTACGTCTGTATATAAAGTAGGAAAAATTAAAATACTACAAGAAGTATTTAATAATAATTTTACACACGTCATACACGGACTTACTGTACAATAACATTTTTCAATATCATAAATATCTTTACATTGAAGTAATGCGTTTTGTTCTGCGTGAATCGCTTCGCAAGAATTTAATCCTTCTCCTGATGGAAACTCTGCTCCACTACAAGGTAAATCTAAACAATGCACTGCTCCTGCAGGAACTCCATTATATCCAGTTGCAAGAATATGATTTTTAGAATTAACTAACACACATCCAACATTACGCCGGATGCATGTTGCTTGTTCCGAGACAGTCTTAGCAATTTCTAAAAAAGTTTCGTGCTTACTTGGCCTTGTTGAAAAGTTCATGGGCAAATCCTTTTCCATATTCACGGTCTAATGCTTTTACTTTCATTTCGTTAATTTGACCTTTATCTAAAGATACAAATTCTAAATGCTCTAAGAAATCTTCTGCACTACTATAATCCTTTAAATTCAATGGTTTATAGTTCACATAATCTTCATAATTAGAACGAGTACACATATCTGCTGACTCAAAATTTGGTTTATATAAATGACGTGAACCAGCATTAATAGTTGTTATTCCTAATCCTACTTCTACTTTATAAATATCATATAGTAATAAAGCAACGTATGCGCCAAGCATAGAAAAATTAAAATTATCATAAGGCCAACCTAACCACAAATCGTTTGAACGCATATTAGCTATGATATGTAATTTATCTTGACGAATTAAAAATTGAAAAGATACAGTACAAGGTACATCGTTAGTATCATGAGGACTTTCTCTCCAAATATTTATAACTGCTTGTCTCGTGTTTCTATCTTCTTTTAATGACTTACATATATATTGAAGTTGATCTATAATTTTAGGACCATATGCACCTCGAAAGAAATATTTATCATCACTAAATTTACCAATCATCTTAGAGTAAGGTTCTATTGTACTTAATCTATTATCCCCTCTTAATATCCAAATAGCTTCTTGAATCATAAACTTATAACCCAATAATCTTCTCGTGTTAGTAACGATAGGATATCTCATATCGCACATCGTTGTATGATTTATTTTTTCTCGTGTTACTAAACCACGAGGTGCGGATTCTACTCCACCTTGAATATCTAAAATAGCATCATTCCAAACATTATCTGCTGCTAAAGCTGCTAAACCGTCCATACTGCTTCTCCTCTCAAATATCGTAATCGATTAATTATATCATAAGTTTTACTATCAATCTTATGACCTTCTTTAAAAACATCATATCGTATGAAGTTTTTTCGCCATCTTAACTCTCCTAGAGATTTAAGAAAATTATCGTGCTCATAGTTTAAACCATACCATGAACGTTTGTATCTATCGACAATTCGAGTAATATCACTATATTCTTCATGTCGTTCTTCTTTCTTTTTTCTATGTACTTTTATAACTCTAGCACTATCTTCTGGCGCACACCATACATATAACGTATTTGCTTTCTTTAATTTTTTATACAACTTAATAGGATTATATTCAGGGCCATCTGCTCTTTCGTAAGAATAAACTTCTTCTGATGGCCAATGCCTATCTATTACAACTAACTCATCTTTAGCTAATCTTATTGCTCTACGAACAGTTGCTTTATGCCATATCTCCATTCTTTTATGGATTCGTAAATGCATATAACGTGCTTTAAACTTTTTACGAAGTAAATCTGTTAGAGTAGTTTTACCAGTACAGTCTGCACCTTCTACTATAATTATACCTCTAATTATATTCTTCCTGTCTTTCATAAAAAGTAATCTCCGATAAACGTATTTAATCTATTTTTATTCCATACTGTAGAATTAAAATCTTCTTTCTGCGCTTTAGCTAAATCATCTAATTCATTGTCGTTCATTTTTTCTATATCACTATGATGAATTCTATATGCATCGCCAAAAAGTTTAGTTTCTTCTTGTTCTCCATAAGCAATACAACCTGCGTCTGCTATCATGCCATAACGAACTCTCCACCAACCACTACCTTTTATCGTATGATAATGAGGAGGTATTAATATTCCTCTTACTCTTAGGTATTCATTATATAATTCTGGTTCAGTTAATCGTTCTTGACCTAAATTAGGATTACCGTAGCAAGTTACTTTCCACTCGAAATGTTGACGTTTAAACCAACTCTGTTTTTGAATTAACGAAGCCATTATCCATTCTTTATTTTTAGGTCCATCATGTGAATCTATTCTTGAGAATAAAGATTGATTATATTTACTTCCTGCTTTATAGCTATCGGTAACAGGAGTTGGATCCCATGGTATAATTTCTGCGGAATCTATTCCTAGTTGAGATACGTCTCCACCCTTATAAACTGGTGCTAGAACTCTATATGGCCACTGTTCGAAAGCTAATTGCGTAATTAAATCTTCCATTTCTTTTTTATAGGGCTGTGCTTCATTAAAGAATTTTTTACCAACAGAGTTACCTGCTTTACTTACTCTTTTCCATAATCGCCAATGGCCATCACGTGCGAAAGTACCACACCCTTGTTTTATATCTTTAGTTTGCCAATCATCTAATGCTATGTATGCGTCAGGTCTTTTCAATAAAGTATAAAGACCTCCATATAAATAAGATGATGGTAAAGAATTAGGAGCAAAAGCAAATACAACTACTTTATCATATTCTGATATATCTTCTCCAGGTATAACTGGTTTATGATCAACTTCTATTCCACATTCTCTTAATGCTCTTGGTAAACAATTAGCTGCTGTCGCAATCTCTAATACATTTTTACCACTGCCAATACCTTTCGCAGTAAATCCTGTTACTAATACTTTCATGACCATGCGCTCCATTTTTTAAATGTGTGAAGAACTTGTTCTATATTAGGTGCTTTCCAACCCTTAGGTTTAGTTACATCAAATTTAGAACGTTCACTTTCTTTTCTTACTTTTGCCATATTTGCTTTCTGTACTTCTGACCATGCAACCCAGAAAGGATAATCAAATAGATAAGCCGTTCCTATAGCTACATAAGTTAAATCAACTAAAGCATCTAATGCTTTCGCATCATCTTCTTCTTTAATTGCTTCTTTAAATTCTCTTAATTCTTCTTCTAAGAATTTAATCCGAAAGTCTACCAAATCTTTATTATTTTTGATACCTTGTCTTTTTTTAAATCCAAATTTTTTATGGAACTCTTCAATATCTCTAAGCATTAAATAAATCTCCTGTTGTTGGTTTACGATAATCAATAATTTTATGATTAACTTCGAAAGGTTGATTTGACTCAATCATTGTTTTTACATTTCTAGCTACCCATTCACCTACTGGAGGCATTACTCCTCTAGCTAATAAACTAGGCCACCCTGATTTTGCTCCAGCAAATTTATAATCTGTTGGATATCCAGAGAAAGCACATAATTCTTGTATTCCTAAAAGCCTATCTTCTTCTGGATGTATAGAAAAACTTCCAGCAATAACTCCCATTATCTGTTCTCTAGTTAATCTCCATTTCATAAATTGAGGTCTACCTATAACTCCTTTTCTTCCTTTAGTAGACCTTTTCCAAGTTTCTGGTGGGTTTAAACTTTCCCATATATTTCTTAAAGATTCTCCAGGTTTAGCCAGTTTAGTTAATTTCATTTCATTTTCACTTAACGTTGCTGTGTGTCCTGCTTCAATTCCATCTGCTTTTAATTCATCTAACACTTCTCCTACAGTTGGCGCAGGATTCCAGTTAGGAGCAGGGGGATTAAAATTTCCTTTATGCGCTATGAAAAAAAATCTTTTTCTTGAATGAGGAAGTCCAGCATATTGACCATCTATTAGTAAATGAGTAACTGCATATCCTTCTTCATTAGCTTTTCTTGTAAAATCCATTATCATTGGTCTACCTCCTGTTTCTGAATAAACACGAGGAACTGACTCAATAGCTAAAGCTTTTGGTTTTATTTTATAAAGTAAAGAAAATACATCGTTCCAACAACTAATACGAGGATCAGTTTTCCATGCATCTGCACCTTTACTTCCAGAACCTAACGTACTCCAAGGAGCACATGGAGGATTACCATATATAAAATCTATTTTATCTTTATATTTTTCTGTAGGCCAATCTTCTGGACCAACAAAAACTGGTATTTCTGGATAATTTAAACTAAATGTATCAGCTCCATATCCATCACCTTCTAAATGTGCTTCAATATCAAAATGTTTTTTAACGCCGATAGTGAATCCACCAGCAAATATATAACTTCCTATTGCTTTCATAACTCTCCTTTCATAAAATTTAATTCGACTGTTTTAGTTAAATAAAAAGCCCACCATTGCTCTGGGTAAGGATTCCCATCTTGAAATTCTGGATTTTTTATACTTAAATCAATATCTTGTATTTTATTTATATCAAAACCACATCGTAAAATTAAAGATACCCAATTTCTTTTCGTTAACATAGAGTAATGATTTGCATTATTTTCATGTTTAATATATCCCTCAGCTTCAGGAACTTCTACATAAGCATTACCTCCCATTTTAACTAAACGATTAAATTCATGTAAAGTTAAATAAGGATATGGACTATGTTCTAATACATGTCTACACCATAAAGCATCAAAATTTTCTTTTATCCCTGTAAAAGTCATATCAGTTTTTCTAATATCTTTTAATCCATAGTTACTGCAATTTTTTATATCTTCATCATGTTTAGTTACTCCAACTAAATTTTTAAACCCTGCTTTTTGTAATAGTGATAAAAAATATCCATCTCCACAACCTATATCTATAACTGATTTATCTTCTTTAATTTCAAATGTATCTAAAAATTTTTGAGTTTGAGGTTCTATTACACCATAATGTAATTTAGATTTAGGTTCACTATAAATATCATTATCTATTTTCTTTTCAAAATTATTTAAATATTTTAATTTTATATCCATATTATATCCTGTAGCTATATTCAGTTTGAGGATTTACAATAAATAAATTATTTTTTACTCTTGTAATTCCAACATAAAAAACACGATGCTCATCATCGTCATCTTTAACTAAGTTCTTCCAAGTTTTATAAGAAACATCTGTCATTAAAACTACATTATCAGCTTCAGCACCTTTACTACCATGTATAGTGCTCAATCTAATTCTAGGATTATCTTCATCAATATCCCCTGTCTTTTCAAGTGCTTCATAATAATATTTATCTTCTTCTGGAATCATTTCTAATGCTTTTTGCCAAGTACCACTAGCTTTTAAACCATGATGCATGACTAAAGTTTCTAATTCATATTCTTCTTTTTCATCAATCGTTTTTAAATTCTTAAATCCTCTTTCTATACCACTTCCGGTACGTAAGCAAGAATATAGTTTTTTAATTTCGTCATAACATATTTTTTCCCCTGCGTGTAATTTCTTCCATGCTCTAATTCCTTGAACATGTTTATTAGCTTTAAACCCTCCATACTTATTTTCAAACACAAATCCTTGAGTTTTTAGAAACTTTTGTATAGCATAAAGTTGATAGTTATACCGAGAGAGGATGAGCCATGATCCTTCTTTCATGTCTATATATTCTACTGCAGATACATAATTAACAGTGCCTTCTTCTTTTCTACTTTTCCACTCTTTTGCGAATCTGTTTTTAATACGTGAGCTAATCTCGATTGCTAAATCATAAACTTTAGAAGGTAATCTATAACTATAAGGTAACACTTCAATATTGCCTTGAAGATTTAAAAATGTATCAATATCAGCTCCTGCCCATTTATAAATAGTTTGATCATCATCTCCTGCAATATATAATCTATCACAGTTCTCAACTAATTTACTTACTACTTTCCATTGCAGTATAGTTAAATCTTGTGCTTCGTCAACAAATAAAACTTTTAATGGAGGTGCTACACCATCTTTTAAGAAAGTTATAAGCATATCAGTGAAATCCGATAAACCTCTTTTTTCTTTAAACTTTCTAAATGTATTAGAAAATAATTCTTGTTCTTTCCAAGAGTATTCGCAATCTAAACTTCTCCAAGTATCTCTTAGTGGCTTCATCATTGCCCTAGATAACTGATCGCAAAAAAGCATCTTATCACCTATTTTAATTCCTGATGCGACTATTTCATCTTCTTCTATTCCACCAGACATATCTATTTTTAAAAGTTTTTTAAACTCAGTAATATGACTTCCCTTAAATATTTGTTCTCCATTTAATCCTAAAGAACGAAAACAAATGCTATGAAGTGTCCTAAAATAATCTAAATCTGTTTCTTCATTTATATCAAATCGAGTAATAGTTCTTTCTCTTGATTCTTTAATTGCTCTACGAGTAAAACTAACGAAACCAATAGTTCGAGGTTTAACTCCTGCCTCTATTTCAGCTTCAAGCTTATTTAATAACGAAGTAGTTTTCCCAGTTCCAGGTGGACCTAGTATTACGTTTGTGTTTGATTTGTTAAACATTCTCTAAAATACTCTATGGTTTTCTCTAGTCCCTCTGATAATGTTACTTTAGGGTGCCAGCCTATTAACATATTAATTCTTTCTATATTAGGACATCGTTGTAATGGATCATCTTTTTTATGTGCTACTGTCATTATTCCTGATTTAGAACTAGTCATTCTTATAATTAATTCTGCTATATTGTATATTTTTTTCTCATCAGGATTACCAATGTTAACAGGTTTATTTAATTTAGTAGTTTCTGCTAAATCTAATAATGCGTGTATAGTATCGGAGATATAACAAAAAGAACGAGATTGCATACCATTTCCATAAAGTAATAATTCTTTATCTTGTAATGCAGCACATATAAAATTAGATACAACACGTCCATCGTTAACAGACATACGAGGCCCATAAGTATTAAATAATCTTGCTACTTTGATGTCTAATTTATATAATCTAATATACTCATAAATTAATGCTTCTGCTACTCTCTTTCCCTCATCATAACAGGCTCGTGGTCCAAAAGAATTTACACTTCCATAATAATCTTCTTCTTGAGGTGTATGATCAGGATTACCATATACTTCTGATGTAGAAGTATGAATAACTATTGAATTATGTGTTTTAGCTAACTCTAAAATATTTTTAGTACCGGTATAACAAGTGTCTAAAGTTTTTATAGAATGTTTTATATAATGATCAGGACTTGCAGGACAAGCTAAATTATAAATGAGATCAATAGGACCTCCCATATCTATTTTATTTATATCAGAAGAATTAGATATATCACCCTCAATAAATCTATGTATATTACCTATATTTTTTTCTTGCCCAGTTAATAAATTATCTATACCATAAACAGTATGCCCTCTATTAACTAAATGCTCTGTAAGATGTGATCCTACAAAACCAGCACAACCTGTTACTAAAATGTTCATTTGTCTTTCATCTTTCTTAAAATATTCATTTGTTTATCACTCATAAGTATTTTTTCTTTATATTTTTCGTGTCTTTCTTTTTGATCTTTTAAAAAACCTTTCTCCCAATCATTTAAATTATCTTCATTAATAGATTCTATAAGATTTAAAAACTCTTTGTATATTTTTTCGTCAAGATTTTTAATTAATGCTTTAGGCATTGCACGTGGTTTTTCCATTTTTATTCCTTTCGCTTTCATGTGGAAGTAAATTATTCGGCATATTATTATATCAGTTAAAGCATCGTGCCAATTATGATAACCTCCTGATCCTAGAAAATGTTTATATGTTTCTTCTAATTTAGGAAACTTATAATCATCAAAATCACTTTCTAATTTTAAAATATCTTTAGCAGTCATCATCGTACAGTGTTGCTCTTTAGGAATTCTAAAACTTTTTCCTATCGCATTAAATTCTCTTAATACCATTTGTAAATCAAATGATGTATTGTGAGCCACTAATACGTCAGCTTGTGCTGCTAAAGAATTAAACATAGCTAATACATTTATCAGAGGAACGCCGTGTTGCAAAGCTATATTATCAGTTATGTGATGAATATCTGATGCTTCTTTTGGAATAGTCCATTTATCTGGTTGAATTATACAAGCTAGTTGTGCAGTAACTTTATCATCTTCACTTGCTAACTGAGCAGCTATTTGAACTATTTTAGGTTGTTTAGGATCAGTTGGTGCCAAATCCCTTCTCCATAATCCTGTTGTTTCTACGTCAAAAAATAAATATTTCATAATTGACTCCAATGAGTTTGTTTTCTTTTAAATTGTCCTTTTCCTTTTCTATGTTTAGTGTAGATAGGATTATGTTTTCCCATGTGTAGACTCTTTTTTCTCGGTACTGTCTTTCTTATCATCCCTGTTGATAATTTTTGCATTTTCTTTCTCCTTTGGTTTAGATTTATTTTCTCCAAATACTGAAAGTCCTTTGACTTTCACTACTACATCTTTTCTTTCAGTCATTAAAATACCTCCTCAATGTTTGGCTCCGTAAAATCTTCTTGTTGTTTTTCGAACTCTGGAATAATCCATATGTTAACATGCTTACCTTTTACTTTCTTAGCTTCATGTTTGGCTCCTCGTTCTTTTAAATGTGCAGTAACTTCATGCAATTTAAATTCTTTGAATCGGTGTTTCTCAAGAAACTCCATAAAATCGTTAATTCTAAATAATGTTTTATTATCTATCGTAACAGCTTGACCTCTTAATATATCTTCCATAGCATCTGAAGAACTAGAGCCAGTACAAAATCTTTCGCACAATTCCCATAGTCTACCTTTATTAGAAGAATCAGCAGTTGCTTCAACTATCTCTACTTTAGCGATTAAATCGTTCATCATTTCAATCCATAAATGAGGAGAAACTAAAGGAATAGCTTTATCTATATGCTCAAATACCACACGTTGAAAGTTTTTCTGATTAAGAATATCTATTGATTCGAGTGGACCAATTCTTAAATCGTCAACAGTTAAAAAATAAGTAGGAGGGTCTGTTACTATTTTAGTTATCCCAGTTATTCTAGGCATAGTTCCATTCTCTGATATTCCAAACTTACAAGATACGCATAGCGACCTATTACAGAAAGGTTGAATAGGTGGTTCGCTACACATATAATTGTAAGACCTTTTATTTAAAGAACTTATAACAGTTTGTACTTCTCTTGATTTTAATGGAGGATTTAAAAAGTCTAAATTATAATCTTCTACTTTTTCTTCCCAATCATTTGCATAAGCTTTTTTAGCATACACTCCTAAATTATATAGTGCGTTATTTCTTGATCCTGCTGGTATCCCTGTTTTAACTAAATACTGTAAACATGGTGGACCGTCTGGTAATAGTTCACTATTTTCTTTTTTAAAATTAGGTATTTTAATTTCGTTAACATTACTTAATCTTTTCTCTTTTGCTGTATTTATAAATTCTTCTAAATTTAATCTTTTTCCATTGTAAAAAGCATATCTTGTAGAATATTCTCCACCAAAATATGGCATATTTATCCAGTTACCAACATCTCCTCTTTCAGATATTATTTTAATTTGTTTAGGAAATATTTCTGCACTAGCATATCCTAATAATGTAGCTATTTCTCTTAATTTAGGAACTACACTTTTAGCTAATATTGATTCTTTAAAGAAAACATATAAATGTAATCCTCCACTTTTAGTCCTGCATGGTATAATTGGTGATGAGCCTAGGCTCTTGCTAAATTCTTCTAAATCTAAATCATATACGTCAATGTCTATTGCTCCCCAATAAACTTTATTATCATCACGAATCGGTATAACTCCGAGACCTCGTTCACCTTTTAAGTGTAAATCCCATTCGTGTAATGTAAGTGTTTCTTGAACTGTACGTGCAGTTCCCCCTTGCTTCTGGCCGTCTTGATTTTCTGTTGCTAAATCGTAACGGCCATGAGCACGCTCAAGACCCTTGAATAAGTCAAAGAACTCTTGAGATAACATTTAAAATTGTATATTATCGTTATCTGAACTTACATCAGCAGTAGCTGTTCCTTTTCTTACAGAATCGGATAAACTTTTAGCTGCTTGATATAAATCAGCATCTCCTACAGGTTCGGGGTTTCCTATTTTATAAATAAACCACGAGCCATCTGAGTTTGTTTTCTCAATAGTAGTTACTGGCCACTTGTAATAAAAAGTAGGTGGCTCGATTAACTTTCCATTAACATTCTCTCGTTGTAACTTCATTCTAGTTACCCAATTACGAGATACTGTTAATAAAGAAGATGACATTGACATTACTGCTGGCTCATATGAACCATCTTTTCCTATTACCATAACGTAATGCTGAGCAGTATCGACTAATTGATTACCATTTTCTAGTAAAAAACGTCTGCCATTTTCTTCTTTTTTTGCCTGCGGTTTATTAGAGGCGTTATATATTGTCACTAAACCACCTCCACTTTCTCGTGGTACCCATTCGATAAATAATTTCTCAAATTCGCACGGTACTACATAGAAAGTATCTTTATATAGAGCATTAGAAACAGTATTGAATACCATTCCCTCATCTGCGTTATCTATATATTTATCGTCTTTCTTTTTTCGTTGAGGACTACCACTTTGTATGATAGCTAATCTCGGTATCGTCATATCGTCAGAAGAAACTTTTTCAAGTCCTCTTCCAACGTCAGCGAGTAAATCCTCTGCAGGAATACTTAGTGCTGAGTTTGCTTTCTTCGCTACTTGTGTATCGGCCATTTTATTCTCCTTTCGGTATTTTCACATTAGCAATCTTCGCCTCATATACATTGAAAAGATTATCAGGTAAAGTTTGTCCGGTATTAACCATTTCTTTAACTGTTGCTTTTAATGTTTGAGGGTGGACTGTCGACTTCTCATCTAACTCTTGTTTAAACGATTTGTCAAACATATCTTTAAATTTCTCAGCATCTTCATGTTCTCCACGATTAAAAGATATAGATATTTTATGTTTAATAATATCTCCAAGTCCATTATCGTCTAGCCATTGTAATGCTTCGACATTCTTATCAGCTTTAATTGAAGCAAATACGTCATCTTTTACTGAGATAACTGTACCGTCTGTCAGTTTAAACTGATCCATATTTAAAGAATTCATCATATCAGGAAGGTCATTCTCCCTAATCTGTTTATAACTCTCTTTTAACTTACTTACGTTTTCTTCTGCTACAGAAATATCGTTTTTTGTATCAACTAAACTTTTCGCAAGAGTATTGAGTTGTTTAAACTTCTCGTCATTAGGAATTTCCTTTTGACGTTTAGCATCTTCTTCTAGTGATTGAAAAATATCTACATCAGCCATTTTTCTCTTTCTCCTTTCGTCCTAGCATATCAATTGTTACTGGATAATACATCTTTTCTCGCTTATCCCATTTAAGCATATTTACTACACCTCTATTTACTTCTGCCGCTACCATACATGCAATAGCTATTGCAGTAGGGTCGCCAATAGCAACTAGATAATCGTCATCAGAAAAATCTTTTAACTTTTTTCTAATCACCTGTAATGTAGGTGCTACGCTTAAAACGACTTGAGAGCCAAAAGGAAGTAGAACACTTAATTCTCCATATTGCCCAGCAGTAAGAACACTAAACTTAGGATTCTCTTGAACAACATATACTTTACCTTTTTTCATTTCTTTCCTTTCTATTAAAATTTTACTTTATAATAATAATCTTTTATATATAAATAAATTTTTAAAGAAAGTAAAAAATGAAAATCATATTTAGTGACGATAAAGTTAAGGACTTTAAATTTAAAACTGAACCATTTAAACATCAACTTGATGCTTTTAATATTAGTAGGGATAAAGAATATTATGCTTTGTTTATGGAACAAGGTACTGGTAAATCTAAAGTAATAGTAGATAATATAGCTTATTTATATAGAAAAGGTTCTATTAATGCAGCCGTAATTATAGCTCCTAAAGGTGTATATAGAAACTGGGAACAATCAGAAATACCAATTCATATGCCAGATGATGTACTAGAATATTCTCATATTGAACTTTGGAAACCAGTTGAAACTAAATCCAATATAAAAAGATTGAAAGATTTTTTAAGAGAAGATACTCATAAATTAAAAATATTTATTATTAATGTAGAAGCTTTTAGTACAACTAAAGGATTAAATTATACTCAACGTTTTCTTAATGTGCATAAATCATTAGTCGTAGTTGATGAGTCAAGTACCATTAAACATAGAACTGCGAGAAGAACTAAAAATATTTTAAAGTTATCAAAGCAATCTAAATTTAGGAGAGTATTAACAGGAACTCCAATAACACAAAGTCCTATTGATATTTATACTCAAATGACTTTTTTATCAGAGTATGTTTTAAATTGTAGTTTTTATGGGTTTAGAAATAGATACTGTGTACTACGCAGAAGAACTATTAATATGAAAACATTTCACGAAGTAGTCGATTATCAAAATTTAGATGAACTTCAACAATCTATTAAATCTCATATGTTTAGAGTAACAAAAGAAGATTGTTTAGATTTACCCGATAAATTATATCAAAAGAGAGAAATAGAATTTTCTCCAGAACAAAAAAGAATATATGAAACACTTCGTAAAAAAGCCTATGTAGAATTATCTAAAGAAAAATCTATAACTGCTCCTTTAGTCATAACTAGATTGCTACGACTTCATCAAGTCTTATGTGGGTTTGTTAAACATGATGATGGTACTGAAGAAGCAATACCTGGTACTAATCCTAGATTAAATGAATTAATTCAAGTACTAGAAGAAACTGAAGGTCAAGTAATAATATGGGCTAATTATAAAAGGTCTATAAAAGAAATACAATCTAAATTAATAGAACATTTTAAAATACCAGTAGCAACTTATTTTGGAGAAACTAAATCAGAAGATAGACAAAAAATTATTAATGAATTTCAAGATGGTAAATTTAAATATATTGTAGCTAATCCTCGTATGGGTGGGTATGGAATAACTTTAACTGCAGCTAAAACTGTAATTTATTATGCTAATACATACGATTTAGAAGCAAGATTACAATCAGAAGATAGACCCCATAGAATTGGTCAAAAAAATAATGTAACATATATTGATTTTGTTACTCCTAAAACTATTGATGAAAAAATATTTAGTAGTTTAAAAAACAAACTTTCTTTAGCCAATTCAATAACCGGCGATAACTGGAAAGAATGGATTTAGGTCTATAACTTTTATAAGTTATATTTCTTTGAGTATAAAAATAAACTATTCCTAACACATTGCTCCCCATATTTGTGTATAATAAATAAACAAATGTCCAAATTCTATTGCTATAAGTAATGAGAATAATAATAAAAAAATAATTTTTATAATCATAAATAAGTAATTGCTCCCATTACCCATAATGTTCCAAAAATAATATAAGCTATACTTACTGGTTCCATTAATCCCACTTCGCTTTCGCTCTTAAAGACCATCTTTCAAAAGCTGCAGCATCTATATCTTTTTTAACTAATTTAGCACCATCTGGTACTTCATTATATAATGCGATAACTTCACCATCTTCTATATGTACAATACCTGGTCCACAAAAAGCATCTTTATCATATCCAGTATTTTTCTTTTTCAGTAATCTTACTTCTTTCATACAAGATGATAACGACTTCATAGGAATATACTGTGTCATTTGACTTGCTTGGTCATTCATGTTACCAAAAACAAACATAAGAATTACACTAATGACTTCCATTTTGCCTCACTTTATCTTCTAACTTTTCTGTATCTAAAATTAATTTTTCAATATCTTGTTGTGCTCTTTTTATATTTACAGTATTACTCATCATACCTTCCATTTCTTCTTGCATAGCTTCAATTTGTGTAGCCATAAATTCAATTAGCATATCTTGTTGTGCGTCAGCAGGAAGTGATCCCATTTCACCTCTAGGCCATTTAATTCTAAATTCTGTATTCTTTTCAACATCTGCAATCATTAGTTTACCATTAGTCTCAATATTGTTTAATCTTTCTACAATTCCAAAGTAACTCCATACGCCAATTCCAACAGCTGCAAGTATGCTGAGCAAGTTTCTCATAGGCATACTTACTGAAGTATTATCACTAACTTTCATTCGACTTTATTTACTCCTTTACATATTTCTCTGACTGTAGCAAATTCCTCGCCTAATTCTAACTCTTTATATTTACCACAAACAGATAATAATTCTAATTCTTGTCTTAATCTATCATTTTTTCGTAATAAGTCTATGGTATCATTATTACAAGTAGATTGTAAAGGCCACGAAAAACGCAACCCGATAGTTCCATTAATATCATCATCATAGGTATTATAACTATTATTAGGATCATTATCACCATCACGATACGAATATTTTCCATCTTCACCTCTCAATTCAGTGTATAGTTCTATTCGCCCTCTTTCACAACTACTATTACTTGATCCTAAATATTGATTAATAGCACCAGCATCACTAGTAATAGCAGACATAATAAGTATTAAACTCAATACAAAAAAGAGAGTCCTCATTAATATCCTCCGGTCGCTTTTCTTTCTACTTCCTCCAAGTCATATTTATATTGTCTTATAGCATCTGCATTACTTCGTACAAGTTCTTCTAGGGCTCGTAGTTCTGAATCTGCTGCCATTTTATAAGAAGCATCACGAAGTGCATTTACTACACCTTCAATACGTCCTACCCAAGCACTAAAGTTTGCCATTTCTTTTACAAGTTCTTCTCTTGCTTCTGTGTATGCTTCACTATTTCTACCAGTTTTATCAGTAAAGATAGCATGGATATTATCCATATCTCCATAAACACGTTGTTCTAAATTTTCTACTTCTACTTGTAATAAAGCAATAGTATCTGCACTATTATCAATTTGTGTTGTTAATTTATTGATATAATTTAAAGTACCATAGGCACCGGCAATCACCGATAAAACTATCGGGATAGAAGCAAAATATTTAAGCATTACTTTTTCTTTTTATTTTTATTTGCAAAATTACGAGCAGCCTCTACACTACCGAATCCCCATTTTTTAAGGGCTAAAGCTTTTCTCGTAGGTTCTCCGTTAGGTTTTTTCATAGGACCTTTCATACCTGCAAATCTTGCAGCAAATGAAACTCGTCTAGGATTAGTTCCTTTCTTAACAGGGGGTTTTAAATTAGCACCTTTAGAATTAAAGTGTGCTCTACCTTTAGCGGATAAACCTCCCTTAGGATTCTTATGTATTTTTTTCACTTTTTCTTTTTCTTAGGAAATCCAGCTTTCATATTAGCATATGCTTTAGGTGTTATAGTTGATTTTTTCTTAGACCTACTTGTCCCTGCTTTTTTTCTTGCATTAATATTTGCATATAGTCCTCGTTTAGCCATGTATATTCCTCATCATATCGCTTAATTCTTTAGCTCTATTTGGTGTTTGTTTATACCATCTAGAATCTAACATTTCATCCGCAGCTTTATTATAATCTTTTTCCTGTAATCCTTTTAACATATTTTTAAAATTAGAAACACCTGTTTTTCCTAATTGAAAGCACATTTCAATAAGTATTTCTTCAGCTCTTTCATCAATACCCATATGGCCGCAAAGACTATCAGCGCCAGAAATGGCCAAATCAAAATCAATGTCAAAATAATGTTGAAGAACATCTTTAGAATATTCAACGTCATCTTCCCATGTTTCATCTGAACGACATAAGTGTCCCCACCCTATTGTTCTTTTTCCAAGGGTATCTTTATATACCATATTTCTATAACCCTCATGATGTTTTATTCTTTTTTCTAAGTCGTTCATTGTTCTTTATTTTCAATTTTAACACTTGCGTGTTTAGTTCCTCCAACATATAAACCAAACCATGCCGCCCCTGCTCCAACTACTACTGATACAAAAGCTGATTGAGCATTAGTAGGATCAGGTAAATTCATAAACCATTCTGTTGTTCTCCAAAATGAAATTCCATATAATGTAATTAATAATCGTGGAAATATTCTCCATGCCGATAATCTTTCAGGAGTCATCATTTTCTTTGTTCTTTTTGTTTTATAGATTCTTTCATAGATATATCTAAAATTTCTTGTTCTTTTTTCATGTGAGTATAAAAATCATTATTATCTTTTACAGTGGGAGTATTTTTTTTCATCATTCTCTTACGTTTAATTAAAAACGAATTGTAATGTTTATTAACCATTATTTTTTCTTCAACATTTTCATTGCTCCTCCTACTCCTTTTATTCCAAAAGAAGCACTAATTGCAATATATAATAAGTGTTGATAAAAAGTTGGTAATTTTTGTAAAGCAATAAATCCTTTTTCTACGTGTTCTGTCATTCCTGGAATGAACACTAAAATTGCAGGGACTAGCAAAACAATGAGGGCTACCTCATCTTTCCATGATCCTTTCATTTGATTCACAGCTGATGCTTCCCAAGATACTTCCCCTGCTATCTGTTTATTTAATAACTCTGTCTCTGCTTTAATCTTTGTTATTTTCTGTACAGCTTTAGCTTTTTTTGTATCTACGACACCTTTAACGACATCGCCTGCAACACCTAATAATGGTTTTAAAAGTAGCCCTAACATTAAACTATGCTCCTGTCATTTTACTTAAAACTACTATTATAACAATAGCTACAATACCAGCTTTAATCCAATCTTTCATTTGCCAATCATTCCATTCTTTGAGCCACGCCCAAACGTCTGATAAAAGTTTCACAGAAACCTCCTTTGTTGTTATTTGATTATACACTATTTTCGTTCCAATAACATAAATTATTAACCAAATCAACGTTTAAAATTCTAACCCCTAGCTCTTTTTGTCTTGCATTAGGAGACCTAAATACTTTACGTTGACACTCTAATAAATTTTTATTTTTTCGAAGGCTTACTACTTTAACATCAATAGGAATTAATTTATCTTTTTCTAGTATAACTATATCTATTGGTCCAGTATGTACGGTATTATAAAATACTTGATGTCCTTGATTCAATAACCATTGAATCGCATAATGTTCCGCAATTATTCCTAATCTAACTTTACTTATTTCGGCCATGACATGTTTGATATAGATATTAATATACCTACTATCAAACTGATAATACCTAAAGCTTTTAATGTGCCTTTACTATTAGCTATCGTAACATTTAAACTGTTAATAGCTTCGGTATTCTTCTCGACTAATTCCTCAAGTCTAGCATTAATTTCGTTCTGGCGAGTCCATTTCTCGTCCTCTTTTGCTTCATGAATTTCTAATTTAGTTGCCATTATTCACCTAACCCTAAAATATTTGCTCCAGCGCCAGCTAATGTATCTACTGCCCCTACTCCTAATCCAGTAAGTTGAACTGCTGTTTCTCCTATAGTATTTAATGTAGCTTCACCTTTATCTTCAAAAACTCGTTGTTCAGTAGCATATAAAGAATTTATTGGTTCAAGGAATATTCGAGAAGTTTTAGATAAGTAAGCATTATCGTATCCTTTTTTAAAATCTTTCCAACTTACATATTTAGCAAAATCTCTAGCATCAAACATTCCTAATAAATTTAAAGTACCTCTAAAAAAAGTTCTTTTTCTATCAAGTTGTCCCATAAAAACATTTTGCAAAGCAGCCCTTGCAGCTTGATTATCTCCACCACTAATTAAAGTTTTGATAGGAGAATAATATTGTTGTAAAAAATTAGCCATTTCTGATGCGTCTTTTAACCATTGTTCTCCAAATACATTTCTATAAAAATCAGGAGCATCTAAAATTTCTTTAATCATTGCATCAGGATCATATAAAAATAAACCATCGCCTTGGGTTGCAAGGGTTTTATTATTAAAACTCATAGCAACATATTTTTTAAAGTTAGTCATAGCTTCTTTATCAAAGATTCCTTTTTTTATACCTTCTTCATAAAATTTTTTAAATTGCTTTGGATTTTTCTTAAAAAAACCTAATAAAGCTTGAGGATCCATTGCTTGTAATTTTCCAGTGAATTGTTTAACGAGATCCATTTCAGCACCTCTTTTTTTCGTAAGAGTTTCTAATAAATTAGTGGCTTTAATTGCATTAGTATCTAATAACTTCATTTCTTCTTTAGTAAAAAATTGAGATATATTTTTTCTATTAGCTTTCATCCAAGTTTTATATGCTGCATTAACGAATTTAAAATCTTTATTTTTAATCGCCATTTCTAATGCGTCTCCAGTTGGGCCATTAATAGCATCAGTTAAATCGTCAATAATTCCCATTTTAAATAATCTTTTTTGATCTCCTAAAGATGGCATTCTATTAAAGACAGAATTCATTTGTGATAAAACTTTAGAATTATTTTTAACACTTTTGAAAAAAGCTCCTCCATTTTGATCAGTAAAAAATTCATCTGATTTAAGTATTTTTTTAAACAACTCTCCTTTTCTTAAATCATTTATTGCTTTTAATTCAGAACGTTGTCCTTTTATTTTTAACCAGTTATCATCACCTAAAGCTTTTCTTAATCCCTTTTCTAAATCTTCTCGTAAAGCTCCTGCCATTACTAGAGTTTTATTATTTTTTCCTAGTCCTCCATAAAGTGCAGGATTATCTATCATTTCATTTAATTGATTTAAAATAGCATCTACTTGATTATAAGATAAATCTTTTAACTTACCACGTCCAGGAGTATTTTTTGTATAGACAGAAAGTTTTTTGACTATTTCTTTTAAAGCTTTTTGTTGAGGTTCATCTAAATTTTTTAAGAGACCATCATCAATACTTTTTAAAAACTGATACGCAGAACTTCTTAAATTAGCTGGTCTAATAATTTCGTCAGTTAATTTAACTCCAGCTATTTCAAATACAGAAGCTATATTAGTATTTCCATTTTGAATAAGTTTTTCTAAAATTTCTTGACCACTGCCACTAATCATACTTTTATCAAATACTGCATTAGGATTTTCCAATACATTACTTTTATTAAAAACATTTAAAATAGCAGTAAGTTCATCTAATGGTTTAGTAAATAAAGCTTCAACTTCTTTAAGATTTGCTTCTCCCATTTGACCAGCTATTTTTTGAAAAGCATCTCCAAATAAAATACTAGGGCTTGCAGTAAAGTTAGGAAGCATTCCCGGAGTAATCATACCGTCATCAATATTTTTTGCAAATATTAATTGAAATGCCTCAGAAGTGTCTTGTACTATTTTAGTAGCTGCTATATCAGTAGCTGTTAATCCTTTATTACTTAACACTTGAGAAGCTTTTTGAGTTGCTGGAATTGCTCCTTTAAATGTTTGAAGAATATTTAAATCTATCCAAGTGCCATCAGGGCTATTAGGATTTTTACCTAATCTATCTGTCATTATTTTATTTATTTTAGCTAAATCTTTTACAGCTTTTTCACTCGTTTTATCTCCTCCTTTAAGGCTCTGATGATATGCAGACCTTAATTTTTGAGGAGCAACTGCTCCTCTATTTATTATTCTTTTTATTACTGTCGCCATACCTGGAATAACTACTCCAAATGTACCTTCTAATGCTGCTGCAAAAGCAACATCTTTAGAAGCATTTTTTAAAAAATCGATTATTTCTTCTTCAGTAACTTCCCCTGTAGTATAATATTTTTCATAAGCAAATCCAAAACCATTAGTAGCTAATTCTGTTATTGCTACCGCTGATGCTGATGCCGCAGCTGTAGCTGGTATACCATATCCCGAAGCAATCATACTAGCTCCCGCTGTAATACTCGCCGCTACATTTGGTAATTCTCTTAAAAAAAGAGATAAATCTTTAGTATCAAACCCGGGAACATTCACTGGAGTTATAGCTTTTCCATCAATTCTATAAGCTAATGCATCTGGAGTATCTCCTTGATATATACCTTGAGTTAATTCTGCAAATGTTCCTACTTCTACCGAAGAATTTGGATTTTGATTTTCAAGTACAGTGGTAAGTAAAGATTTTTTTAAATCTATATCAGCATTAGGTCCTAATGTTTCAACTATAAGTCTAGGCCAAACATCCATGGATACTTCATTACTAATTCCACTTAAAAGCATTGCTTCTTCTCCAGAAGTAGTATCTTCAATCATGGTTTTATAATTTAAAAAAGCTGATTGAACATCTGGATTATACTCATACATATTATCAATGAATATTTTCCCTGCTTCAAATAAAGTTTCTTCATCAACAAATCCTGGAGTTGCTCCTTCTCCATGTTTTTCTTTCATTAATTCTAATCCATTTTGATAAACTATATTACTCCAATTTTTATTAGGCTTAATTATATTTGTAAATACATCTTCATAATATGTATCTAATCCATCTGTTTCTCTTTTACTTCGTAACTCAAGACCTTTTTGAATTGCGTTCATATCAATTCCTAATTCACTTTTTACATATTCATTATCATCTAGTATAATATCTTCTTGAGAAATATTATCTCCAGGTACAGTGTCCTGTTGTTTAATAGAATCTGTATCTAATTCTAGTAATTTTAATGTATCTTCATCTAAAACAGATTTATCTAAATTATTTAAAATTTCATTCATTATGCGTTCAATTCATTAAATACATATGTGTAGAAATTTTGTGGATCTTTTTCTACGCCTATCCATTCTTCTTTTCCAATAGTTCCATAATCTAATCCATAAGTATCTTCAAAAGATTCTATTTGTTGTGTAATTTGATCTAGCGCCCATTGATTATCTTTATTAAGCTTTCCAGCTTTTTTATAAGTTTCTATTAATCCAAGAATAGCAAATCTTCTATTCATTATATTATTAGCTAATTCAGTTGCTCTATCTGCAGTTCCTGTTCCCATAAATATTTGTTGAAGTTCAGCTTTATTATTGGCTCTAATTTTTTCAGAATCTACTACCATTTTATCTGCTGAATTTGCATAATTAATAATAGCGAGTTTAGTTGTATTTCCAATATCACCACTTAATAAATCTGACTCTTTAATACCTCTCATATTTTTAGCGGCATCAATAATTTTTTGATCTTTAATAGCTTCTTCCCATTCTTCTTCAATACTTTTATTAGCCCATGCACGAGCAAATCTTAATGCTTCATTATATGTTTTTCCATCAAATTTAATTCCATCAGGACTAAAGTCGTACCCTGTAATACCTTGTTCATCTTTCATACGTTGATAAAATACTTGAAGTCCGTCATTCATTCTTTCATCAAATGCGTACATACCATTATAAAAAGCAGCAAGTTTAAAGTAAGATTTTGTTCCTAGATTAGCCATTGTTTGTTTAATGAATGCAACGTCTTTATCTGAAACTGGATAAAAATCTTTTAATTTAGGAATAACGGTACTATTTAAATATGCAGCAGCTTCTTCTCGTGCTTGAAATGCGTCTTTTGATCCTACTAATGCTTTTAAAATAAAATCTCCAGCTGCAGTATTACCCATTAATCTATCAATAACATTGGCAAAAGGAGTAAAGAAATTTTGTAATGCACCTAAAGTATCTTTAGGATTATCTAATGTCATTAACGCACCAGTTGCGTTATTTAATGAAACAGCTTGTTTTCTACTAGAATCTAATTGATCTTTAAAAGTAGTTACATCTGCGCTGGCAGATACAGAACGAGGCATATCTGCTAAATGTTCTAATGTACTTTGTGTTTTAGGATTAGCTGCGTCCACTACAGAGATTAAATCTCCCCATTGAATTTCTCCATTAATCTCTCCTGTAAATGCTTCAACTTTTATTTGATCTCCTTTTTTAAATTGATTAGGATAACGTGCTTCTATTTTTTTACCTAGAACTGTATCTGGATCATATGTTTCAAAGAATTCCCCTGATTTATATTCTACTCCATCAGTTTCTATATTTTCAATAGCAAACATTTTATCCATTGGACCCATAGTAATATTTATTTTATTAGTTTTACTATTTTTTATTTTATCAATAAGTCCAGCTTTTGTAAGTAATTTATCTATTTCTTCATTATCTCCTACAATATAATTTTCAAATGTTTCATCACTATAATTAGCATCATTTGGTTTTAACACTCCATCAATTCCTACCATTTGACCGTTATTAGTAATCATTCCAATTTTAAAATAATTATTTTTCATAGATTCACTAATTAAGAAATCATACATTGACCCCTCACCTTCACTATGTGGTTGCATTTTTAATAACATGTCTACAGCGGGATTTTGTCCTGGAATATATAATAAGTCACTAACTTTATTAGTTCCTTTACTTCCAGCTTTTGCTTCTGCAGCTGCAGATAAATAAGTAGAAGTGTCTATTAAAGCTTTTGACATTTTAGCAAAAGGAGAAGCGAAACTTGGTGTTCCCCCTGCTTGTATCATTCGTAATCCAGCTTGTGTTTGAGGAGATTGTAACCATGAAGCAAATTTATCTTCATTAGTAAGAGTTTCATATGTACTTCCTACTTTATTATACATTCCCTCAACAGCTTGAAAAGGTATTCCTACTATTTGTGAAACTACTTTACCAAAAGTTAAATCTTCTCCTGGATCTTTTGGTGGATCTTTTGTTGCTGTAGTAGAAGCTGCTATAACTTCTCCTCCACTCCCTGATTGATCTACAAGTTTTTGCATTTGACCAACAGCATCGGTTTGATTATTATAATAATCAACCATCATATCATTCCCTGAACCAGCTCCACTTTCTGCAATTAATCCAGCTATTTTTTCATTATAAGCTACATCACTTTCTGGTAAAGCTCCAATTCCAGCGCCCGCACCAGCTGATTGTTCAGCTTGATATTGATCGTAAAGTTTATCTAAACTTCCATATTTACTAATAAGTTGTTCATTAACGACTGTTTCTAATTCTCCATTATTATCATCTGATAACATTTTTAACTGCATGATATCATCTGTAGCAGTTCCATTAGGGTTAAAAAAATTAGCTATTGCCATATTAATTTAAATTTATAATTTCATTCCAGCCATCATTGCGCCAGCTATTTGAGCAAATGGTGAAGTTCCACCAATTACATTTTCTTGCATACCAGTAGATGACTGTCCATAACTTCTTATAGGTGCAGCCCCTAAAATTTGAGATAAGAAACCTAATTGACCTCTTCCAAATCCTTGTTTTTCTATAAAGTCTTTATATAATTCATTTAAGTTAGCTTGATTAAGAGCTTGTTCTTGCCCGCCATATTGCATAGCAGCTTGTGCTTCATTCATCGCTGTGCCTTGTTTTTGTAATTGAAGAGCTGGTATTGCTTGCGCTAATGCACCAAGATTACTCATTCTTGTATTTCTATCTTGTTGAAATGCTCCTCTTCCTGATTCAAAACCAGAAGCCATTAATTGAGCAGTTAAATCTCCTGCTTGTTTCATCTCTCCTTGTTGTGCTAAAGCATTTTCAATTGCTGCTCTTGATCCACCATAAGCTCCTCCAGATATTTGTCCTGCTGCTCGTGCTCCTCTTTGTTGTCCTGCTATTTCTCCTAAACTTGCCATTGACCTATCAACTACATTTTGAATATATGGATTCATGTATTGATCTACAGTTGATCCTTCAAATCTTTCTTCACCAACAGCTTTCATTTGATCAAGTATTCCTCTTGCTTCTTTAGTAGCTCCTGATTTTTCAAACGCTCCTAAATTACCATAAGCAACTCCCATAGCATCTTTTTGACCTTTAGTAAAATCAGCTATTCTTTTTCCACTATATGATTCGTAAGGTCTTTGTGATTCAGCTTCAGCTCTTTTAAATAATGCTTCTTGTGCTTTTTTAAAATATTCTGGTATTTCGTATTTAGTTTCTCCCGAAGAACTTGCTGGTACGACTGATGATTGTGGTTTAAATATACTTCCCATTATATTCCCTCTGAATAAGTTCCACCTAGATAATTAAGATTTTGGCGTGTAACCCATTGATGTTTTCTCTCCATATCTTTTCCTTGCATAATCTCTAAAATCATTGGTGTATTTCTTCCTTTTGCATACTCTCTTGCAAAATCCAATAAACTTTTAGCGATATTAGGATTTCTTTTCGTTTCATCTACAAAAAACCATAACGTTCTATAAAAAGCTTTATCGGTATACCAAGTATCACAATTTGCCATTGCTATACTTCCAATAATCTTATCGTCTTGCTCTGCTACTACCACAAAGTGTTGACGTATGTATTCTAATATATTTTCACTGGCTTTGCTATTGTTTGTTTGCCCAAAGTTAAGTTTTGTCTCAATTAACCATTTTTTTAAAAGTTCTCGTATTTGATGTGTATCAGTATCTTTAGCTATTCTTAATTTAATCATCTAATAATCCTTTAGTTTTTAATACATCTATTAGGGTTCCAAGTACATTAATAACGTCAGCTAAACTTGCTGTAGAGCCATTTAATGTTTTTGTTTCAGTGATATTAGAAGTTGAATATCCAATAGCTGCAGCTTGTGTTATTTCAGTCAAATATCTTTCTAATGTGCTAGTAGTAACATTTAGAGTAGTTACTAAATCTTGACCTTCTATTGCGATAGGTAAACTAGGAGGTGGTTTAAAACTCATCTTTTACCATCTTGTTTTGTATCTAGTCGTAAAGTCCCAAATCTCCAGTTATCACTAGTAGAAGTATCGTTAAATATTTTAAGCGAAACTTGACGTCCACGTGATCTCATATTCACTAATCTAGTAGAAGAAGTAACGGATAAGTTACTCGTAGTCGTCTGAGAATCCGCAGGAAAATCACGAGATTGAACAACCATCTTTACAGTCCCTGTTAAGTTTTTAAAATCAGGAATTATCCCTCTAATAAAAGTAAAAGTATCTCCATCTGCAATATCAGCATCACCACTCGTTAAAGTTGATTCTAAAATAGCACCATCATCTGATGTCCCTGATTCATGATCATAGAGATAGGAACGTCCAGGGCTTGCACCATAAACTATCGTCTGCGTTGCTGCAGTAGATGTAGAGTCATAATTTAACGCCATAGGTTGTTGAAAAACTGAATTATCTATCCATGCAGTTCTATTTAGATTACCTATATACCACACATTTTCTACATAGTTATAAATAACATATCTATCTATCTCACTACTACTAGCAGAACAATAATACCAAACTACTTCATTAAATTGATTATTTTCTCCTGCATATACTTGTGAGTATTGTGTTCTATTAATATCATTAAATACATACTGTTTTACACTACAAGGTATTTCTTGTATTGCTCCCGAGTAAGTCATAAATCTACCATCGGCCATCCAATAAGCTTTATCATTAACTACTACCGCTGCGTTTAAAGCAACGAGTCCACAATCTGTTCCTAGTAATCTAAATCCAAAAGTATAAGGAGGACCAATAAATTGCATTGAATGTAATGCAGTATCAGTCCAAACTAATATCTCACCACGTGTAGATTGCGCTGCGATAATTCTACTTCCCTCTCCTAATCGTTGAGAGCCTGAAGTATTAGCAACCGCTGGAGTCCAATTAGTAAAATCTTCTTGACTTGACCAACGAATAAACATTTTATCTTGATCAGTAGTTCCAATTAAAGTAGTTCCAAAACAAATAGCGTGTCTATCAGGAGTAGAAATTAATCCAGTTACAGATTTAGTGGGAGCATTCGTTACTATCGTTAAAGGTGTACTTACTCCTGTAGTAACATCCCATTTATATAATCCTCCATTTTTTTGCCATGCAAATAAATCTTCACCGGCATTATCAAAATGCCATATCCCTGCATCAAGAATAACGTTAGAGGTAGAACGAGCTGTACCCCAAGTTGAAGTTCCCCAAGTATTAGTTCCCCAACCGTATCCATAAGTTTGAGTTGCTGGCTCTACTTCTATTTGAAAAGCAAAAGTTGCAGTTCCATTTGCAGTTATTCCAGCGGCTGTTTCTGTTGCAGGCATAGTAATATTAAAATTATCTGAATCTATAACGGATTGTATTTCAAATTGATTTTCAAAATTAGCTACAGTAAAAGAAGTAGTAGCAGCTAAACTTGATACTGCAGAAATTATAACAACTTCTCCAGCTACTGACCCATGATTAACGACTGTACATTTAACTGTCGCTGATCCATTAGTACTTGTAAAACAGTTAGTTTGACTTGCTTTAGTTGTTCTTATTGGTGTAATATCATAAAAGTTATCGCCTTCAAATAAATAAACTTTTCTATTAGTTCCTATTGCTGCATAACGAGTACCACTTAAATCAAACCAACTAAATAAACCTCTCGCTACTCCTAATAAAGCAAAAGTAGAAGCTTTAACCCAACCCCCTATTTTTTGAGGAAGTCCATATCTAAAACGAATTTTATCACCATCAACCCATTGACCTTCAGCGCCATACTCTGTCGTTTCTTTATTAATTCCTCCAATAAATTTTACATTAGTATATGCCATTAGGTAATTCTCATAAATCTATAATTAATTTCACCAGCACCACCCGCACCTCCAAGAGAGTATGGATGACCTCCACCTCCTCCTCCAGAGCCACGAGTTCCAGCAGTTCCAGCACCGCCACCAGCTATATTTCCATTATATGAAGTACCACCTGTACTTCCTCCAATACTACAGTTATCTCCACTACAATTTCCATTTGTAGTACCATCACCTCCAGCACCGCCTTGATTAAATGTTCCTGTAGGTCCTCCATTTAAACTTGTTATATTTATTCCATCAGTAGTAGTTCCCGAAGATAAAGAAGTAGAAATAGTAGCAGTTCCCCCAGTTCCAGCAGTATTACTACGAAGTGGACCTTGAACTCCTCCTCCAGCAGCAGAAGCACCGCCACCTCCTCCTAAAGTAAATAAACTCCCTGTAATTCCTCCTACAACAGAAGTAGTTGCTCCAGAACTAGATGAACCTGAATATCTATTACCACTTGTATCGGCTGCACCAGCAGCTCCCGCAGCAATAGTTAGTGTTTCTCCACCAGTTATACTAAATACTTTATCAGAAATATATGCTCCACCTGCTCCACCAGATCCAGCGGATTCACCACCAGCTTTATCATAATCAGCTCCTTGAAATCCACCTCCACCGCCACCTACAGCGTATTGTACGTGAATAGCATTAGCTCCCGCAGGAACTACTATACTTCCAGTAGATGTAGAATAAGCTGTTGTAGTAAAAAGAGTAAAGACTTCTCTCCAAGTCCCACTATCATTTATATAGACATTATCAATAGTTTTATTAGTAAATGATGTTCCATCATGTACATATAAATTATTTATTTCTCTCCAAGTTCCACTATCATTAACATATGTTGCCATATAATTTAAGAATATTTATACCAAATATCACCACTTGCTCCACCACTTGGAGCAGAAGAACTTAATGTTCTTGTTCCAAATGCATTTTTACCAGTGTTATTTACTTTTGCAAAACCTATTTGATCATCATCAAGAGTTAAAGTTTTACCTGTTACATTAACATTTGAAGTTGTGGTATGCGCTGAAATATTTCCAGTGACATTAACATTAGTAGTAACATTAGCATTAGCTGAAGCAATTATATCTCCTGTTACTGTAAGTTTAGCTCCTACAGTTGCGTTAGCTGACATTGCAACATTTCCAGTTAAAGTTGAAATTCCTGCAACTGATGCATTTCCTAAAACTGAAAGATTTCCTAAAGAAGAAGCAAATAAATCTTTTACTTTATCTCCATTTTGAATGTAAGCAATAGTATGTGATCCTTGAGTTAAAGTTATATTATTTGCAGCATGCCCGGTAGGCGCTACTTGTAATGTGTAAGATCCTGAGGTATTATTGTAAAGTATATATTCTCTTTCAATAGCTGGTAAAAAAACATAAATATTTCCAGATAGTGTTCCATTAAAATCAATGATTGCATTTCCAGCTTCATTTGTTGTTTCTACATCAGGGTCTCTATTAGCTGTAGTTAAAGTAACATTAGCACTACCAGATACTGATTTACTTAAATATCCTCCTATTGATGCGTCTATTACTTTTAAATTGTCGTTTGTGTTATTTCCCCAAGTACCAGAATTGGCACCGGCTTCCATAACTTCCATTTTTAATCTTGCGGTATATGTTGATGCCATTGTTATTTATCCTTAATTTATTTTAGTCCAAGTATTAGTAGTTGTCGCATTTACATTCGTCCATAAGTTATTCACACCCGGTATAACTGGATCCCAGAAAATTGCTGAACTAACTCTTATATTAGCAGAAATTCCAGAAATTGACAGTATTTGATCACGTTTAATAGTAACATTTCCTGTTAATGCACTTAAATTTTGATTTCCCGCTGTAATGAATTGATTAGTAGCTTGAGTAACATCTCCTACACTTATAGTTGCTTGTGTTCCAATAGCAGTTAAAACTACTCCACCCGCTATTGTTACATTTCCAACACTCGTTCCTAATTGCTGTCCATTAAGTAAAACACTACTTGGAATATTAACTAAAACATTTCCAGCAGCAGTTGAAAGTTGTTGCCCTGAAGATAATATGGTTTGTCCTGTATTAACAGAAAAAGTAGTAGATGCTGCTATATTTAATTGCTGTCCTTGTGCTGCAGCCGGGCCATCAATAATAGGAAGAACATCTCCTTGTCCTATATTTAACTGTTGGTCTGGTGCAGTAAATAAAGCAGTGCCAGTAACTCCTGCTACATTATTAAGAGTAGCATTTAATAATTGAGCACTAGGTATAACTACTGTTCCAGCGCCTACTGTAACATTTCCAAGAGTAATAGTTGCTTGCTGCCCTGAAACAGCTACAATTGCATTATGAAATGGATCTTCACTGAATGCAACTTCAGAAAAAGGAGTTGCTCCAAAAAACATTAGGGTTTATTCCAAATTGAATGTTTTAAACTACCATCATCATTTTTTTCAAGTAGTGTATCGTATTGACTTTCTGTTGTATAATCTTGTGGTATATCTCTCCAAGATTTTCTTTTTGCAACCCAATCACTAGACATTGAATTATCTGATAATCCAAGATAATCTGTTTCAGAAAGTTTTTTATTTCTAATTTTTCTTATTTCAGCTAATTTTCTATTACTTGCATTAGCAACATAATCACTTTGTATTTTTGTATGATGTGCTTCTTCTTCAGAAGTCATATCTCTAATTACATTATTTTCTGTTATTTTCATTTTAACTATCTTTCATTCCATAAGCTGTTAGTTTGGCACTATGAACATTTCCACTAGCAAACGACAAAGCAAAACCTGTTAAAGCATTTTGATCTTCATATAAAATACCACCTGCATAACTTCTAAAATCTCCAGAAGAATTTCTTGTAGCAAAGTGATTAAGCATTAAAGTTGTGTTAGAAGTGTCTGCTGGATTTATAAATTCTATACACCCAACAATAGAGGGATCATCAATTTCAGTATTCTTGTATAATCCATGACCTACTTGAACTGATGTTCCATTTCGACTATAAGAGGTTTCTGAATTTCCAGCGTCATTTAAACCAGCATGAGCATTATCAAAATTAGCTCCTGTTATTGCTCCACTTGATTTATAAAAAGTAAAAATACAATCAGTATTCTCAGTTGGAGTAGCTTCATAATAAACTTTGTAATATCTATAAGTAGCAGAAATCCATCCAGTAAAAGCAACACTTGCTGTACTAGAACCAGAAGCAGTTTGTAAAAAAGTTAATCCAGAATTATCGACTGAACTAGCTAAAGTAGTTGTGCCAGTAAATTTTAAAAACTGGTCTGTAGTTCCTGATGTTAAATTTGTACCACCATTAGGAACAGGGAGCGTACCCGTCACATTAGTAGCTGCATTAACAAACGTTGTTGCTGTTGAGCCAGTGCCACCATTACCTGTAGGTAGTGTGCCAGTAACTTCAGTTCCTAAATTTATTGTATCGCCTAAAGCTGCAAGATTAATTGTTGTTAGTGTCATATTATTATCCTATTAATTTAAACCCTTCCATATATGTTGCTTGGTCATTGCCTTCTTGAAATTTAGGCGTACCAGCACCATTGGTTTTAATATATCCATAACCTTCTACATAATCTCCTGCTGCTAATTCTAAAACTGAAGAACAAAGTATACCCATTCCTAATATAGGATATTTAGTTCCAGAAATAAAACCAGCTCCTGTATATCCGACACTATGATATGTACTTCCGTTTTTGTAAATATGAACAAAAACTCCTACAATATCATTTTGTTGAGAAGAACCACATTTAGCTTTTACAACAATATAATATTTTCCACCTTGCCCTGCGGGAACAGTAAATTTATAATTTGATGTATCAAAAGCACCAGCAGTATCAATTCTTTCTGCATCAAATTCTATTTTAGTTGTAGTAGAATCAGAAATAGATTGGTCTGAATCATTAGATAAGTAAGCTGCAAAAACTGGAGTATTAGCCAACCCTGCAGCAGCAAGAGTAGCTGCACCTGTGCCACCGTTAGCTATAGGTAGTGTACCAGTAGCAGTAGATACATTTGGTGCAGACGCTGGTAAATTACTCGTGAACGTACCTGAGCCATTGCTTGATATTATGGTGTTGCCGCCAAGGTCTGTAATTTTATCTACTTGTATTGTACTTGCCATTACCGTTTACTCCTTTGGGTTATCACTACGAACTTTATCGCAGTGGTCTTTGTAAGTTGTTGTTCCATTTTTTTGATCCTTATAAATCATTTCAAATTGTTGTTGCCAAGATAAATATTCTATCTTTCTTTTTTCATCTGCTTTACTATTATTATATTGTTTCGTTGCTTCATCAGTAAAAGCATTTAATTGTTCATCAGTAGGTATTGTTTTATCTGTTGCATTCCAAACAGCAATAGAAAGATTACCTTTACCATCATCAACTACTTGCACTTCATCAATAAAATCTGGTTTTCTTCCAAGATATAATTCTATTTTTTTATTTAATAAATTCATCATGTTGCTATTCTAAATCCTTCAAAGTAATTTGATGTTTCACTTGCAAATATATTATAATCTGAATCACTTGTTTCTGCATAGACTTTAGCTTTCATTGTATCTCCAGCTGCCATATCTAAAATTGTAGATACTGTTACAGTTCTTAAATTCCATAATGAACTATCAGTTTGTCTTTTGTTTCTTGCTACTGAAACATTAGTGGAATTTTTAACTAATAAAAGATAACAGTCATACATATTTTGATAAAATTCTATTTGTGCATGAAAGAAATATTTTCCACCTTTACCTGCAGGTACAGTAAAAATACTGCTTGCAAATGCACTATCCGAATCAAACATTTCAGTTGCAAAGAGTACTGGGTCTGTATAAGCTCCACTACTACCTTGTTGTGTGCTCCCTGAAGTATATGCTTTAAAATAAGGAGTATTAGATTCACCAAATCCAGTAGCAGTTCCACTATTTGCTATGGTCGCTCCCGCTGGAATTGTAAACGTATCCCCTGAATCACCTAATGTAAAAGCAGTTCCTGTAGCAGGTGAAATCTTGTTTGTTTTTACTTCATCAGTTACAGTTAGTCCTACCCCTGTAGGAACTGTTACTGTATCACCAGATGTACCAAGTGTTAGCGAAGTAGCTGTCTTTGGATCTACTTGATCTACAAATATTTTACTCATAGTTTTTTATTTATCCTTTACGATTTAGGGTTAGCATCTTTGATCCCTTGAATACGTGTTTTCCACGCATCCATATCCTTAAATATCTCATCAAGCTGATCGCCAATATCGCCATAAGCCTCTCTCCTTGTAGCTCTTACAGTATTGTTTGTCTCTTCTGTGTTTCCAGCCGTATCATGTGCTGCTAGGTCGGAGTTAGATGGCTGTGCCAATCCGTCAACGTTCCAGCTTTTTATGTACGGTCCATTACCGTCAGAGTCATCTTGTAAAGCTACATTACCTGTACTGGGATTGAAATCAGCCGTTTTGCTGTTTGCTTCACAGTAAAGCTTTATCTTAGTTGATAGACTTGCCATATAGACCTCCTTTTAAAATTATTATTATCATTATTCCACCAATTTATATCCAAAAAAGAATGTATCTACTTCAGATGTTACTCCTGTTATTGTTCCAGCCGATCCACCACTATCTTGATAATAAGCATAAACTTCTACCTCATCAGCGGCAGATAAATTTAAAATTCCATTTACATTTTTTCCTTCTGAGTTACTTGGATTAGCATTCATAAAATGAATTTCCTCTAAACCAGCAGAAGCAGATCCACCTACTGTTAATCTCATGCCAGAACCAATAAGTCCACCAGATGTTGCAGGATTAATTTTTGCAGAAGCAGTAAAATAATATTTACCACCTTCTCCTGCAGGTACAACAAACTTATCGTTAGTTGCATCATAACCACCACCTACATCAAAATATTCTGTATCAAATTGAACTTTAGTCCAAGCTCCACTTGATACACCCGTTTGGTTTGAGGTAGCTTTAGCTCCAAAGTTAGGAGTATTATCTCCACCAAATCCAGTAGCAGTGCCACTGTTTGTAATTGTTGCTCCTGCTGGAATTGTAAATGTGTCACCTGAATCACCTAGAGTAAATGCAGTGCCAGATGATGGAGAAATTTTATTAGTTTTTACCTCGTCTGTTACAGTTAATCCTGCGCCTGTAGGTACAGTGATTGTATCCCCTGAATCTCCTATCTGAACTGCAGTTCCTGTTGAAGGTGATAATTTATTAGCTAATATTTCACTCATGTTATACTACCGTAAAGGTTGATCCCGAAGGAATTGTTAAAGTACCTGTTACAGTAATAGGTCCTGCTGCCATTCCATTAGAACTTGCTGTAATAGATATATTACTATAAGTTATAGGGTTTTCTACATAAAAAGTCGAGGACAATTTTGCTGCAGATACAGTTCCATCTGATGGAGTTCCCACATCAACATCTTCACCCATTGCAACAATAAAGTCAATATTCGCTGCTGCGACTGATACTCCTAAAAAATCTATCGTAGCTCCTGAAATTGTATAAGCTGTTATAGGTGCTTGTATAATTCCTCCTACAGAAACTATTAAATTTTGAGCTGCTGATGGATGATAATCTTGTGAATTGTTTTGTAAAGTATATGTTGTCGCTGGTGTTGAGCCTGTTGGCGTCAATATTTTTCTATCACCTATATTTAAATCTCGTCCTACGTATGGCATTATGGTTTACTCCATATTGAATGAGTTAAATTATTATTATTATCTCTTTCTAATAATAAATCGTATGCTGCTTCATCTGTGTGATTTGCAGGGATGTCTCGTAAACTTTGTCTCCAAGTTTTTATATTATCAGGCATTGTTACATCAGAGTTAGACATCCAATCTGTTTCTTTTAATCTTTCTAATCGTAATTGTTTAATAACTTCTAATTTTCTTTCCCCTGATTTGTTAGCAAAAGTTGTTTTATCAGCTTGAAGTTTTGTTAATTCTTCTCCAGTTATTTCTGTTCTTGTTACACCTTCTGGTGTTATTACATTATTATAATCTACCATTATTTTTTTATTCCATATAATACATAATCAAATGTTGTTGCGTCATTACCACTAGCATAAATTCTAAACTTGGTTACTGTTATTGCTACATTGTAAGAAAGTGTATAATCAGTAAAATAATAATCACCTAAATCTGAACGATAACCCCAACTATGTCCATAAACACTGTTTCCAAAAGTTTTATTTTCTGGTTTTAAATATAAATAAAATAAATAACTAGCTGGTGCATTTACTGTTGAAGCGAATGCACTTCCTAATTGTGCTGCACCTACGCCTTCTGCTCCGATTGAAATAGTATTATCACTACTTCTAAATCCTGCTGCTGCATACCAATAATTACTTGTATCTTCCCAACCACCTGAATCTCCAAATTGAAACCTCATATCATTACCTAAAGTACCAACAAGATTATTAATTTGTACTAAATAATTATCGTATTTTGTATTATCTATAAATCCTGTAAACTCATGATTTACTGCACTACCAGCACTACCACCTAATAATTTATCAAAAGTACCAGCATTATCTGCTGCACTTGCAATAGTAGTTGAGCCAGTAAACTTTAAGAACTGATCTGTTGTACCAGAGGTTATTCCTGTGCCTCCTTGTGCTACACCAACAGTGTCTAAATTACTTGTTGGTAATGTACCTGTTACTCCTGCTTTATCTAAATCTATTTTACTTAGTGCCATTATGCGTTCTCCAATGCTGTTAGTCTTGCTTTAATATCTGTATTTTCAGTTTCTAAAGTTTCTATTTTTGTTATTGCTTCTTGTAAAGCACTTGTCAGTAAAGGAACTAATTTTGAATGATCTATACCTTGATAGTCTGGAATTGTATTTCCAGAATCATCTAAAATATTATCTCCAACACTTTTACCTTCTGGTATGTCTTGACCTTCTCTATATTTTTCTACTGCATCTTTTTCTCCTGTAACTGCTTGTGGTACAATAGATGTTACTTCATGTGCAAAAAATCCATCTGTTACTTTTTTACTTGGGTCGTCTGTAAAATTAAATCTATAAGGTTTAAATTGTTTAACTCTATCAATAGCACCTATTAAATTTGAAACATTTTCTTTTCTTCTGTAATCAGATGAAGTGTTATAAACAACACTACCAGCTCCTGCTGTAATGCTACCTTGTGCTGCATTTTCAACACCAAAATAAACCATATTAACTTGGTTACCACTACTTGCACCATCAGAAGAATTTAAACCTAATCCTCTTTGAGCATAAAAATTACCTTTAATATGACATCTTGTGCCACCAAAATCTGTTGTAGTAAAAAATTTTGCTGTACCATCTGTTAGTTTAAAAGCTGTACCTGCATTACACCTCAAAGTCATATCATTGTTAGCGTGAGCATATATAATTCCACCTATATCATTATCACCATCATCACCAAAATTTATTTTTCCTTCATCATCATTACCACTTAGTATTGACATCCCAGAACCATGAGTATCTTCAATAACTAAAGCGTCTGCATCATCTTGTGCAGATGCACTAGAATCTCCTAATTTAATATGAAGTCCAACTCCTAAATCAGCATTTGCTCCATCTGCCCCACAACCTACTATTGTTCCATTGTAAATAAAATTAGTTTCGCCTTGAATTGCATTTGCTCCTGTAACAGTTGTAACTGTATTATCAGTAGAACCTGTTAAAGCTGCTCCTCCTGCATCTGCCGCCCATGTAAGACCGCCAGCTGCGCCTGATTGTGCGCTAAGAACATAACCGTTAGTTGGTGAATTTGATACTTTTAATTTAGCTTCATTTACAGATTCATCTGCAAGTTGTGAAGTCCCTACTGATCCTGAACCAGGGTTAACAGTCTGAACTGCCTTTCCCAAGAAAACACAATACATTGTGTCTGTGCCAGACGTTGCTGATGAAAGTGTAAGTGTTGTATTCGCCGCTGTATATGCATACGAGCCACCAGGTTGTTGAATTACATTGTTTATTACTAGACGTATATCATTTTCATTTACTACAGAATGATCAAGCGTGTAGCTTGTAGTAGCACTTGTTGTAAAATGTTGTACTGCAAAACTTGCATATTTTTCTGCTGGAATATTACCTACATAGGGCATTTAAATTCCTAACTTATCGCATCTACTGCCGAGACCCAAACGTCTGCAGAAGAAGCCGTATCTGATTTTACTAAAATGGCGTCCCCACTTTGCATATTAAATTTTGCTCCTCCAGCTAAAACTTGTAAAGCACCTCCTGAAGGAATAGGAGCATTTTTAACTAAATAAACAGTTTCTGACCCTCCTGTTCCACCTGTCATATAACAATCTACTAAAATAGTACTACCTAAAATATTTGAAATTGAAATTCCTACAAGTGCATCATTTGAATTAGATGTATGAACTGTTGCTGGTGATGTTCCTACAGCTGGTTGTGAATATCGTTTAAAATCTTGAGCCATATATTATCCTTATACTATAAAGCAATCGCCATTGCTATTGCAAAACCCGCAGTTGCTCCCGCTGTTCCTGATGATGCTGCTGTTAATCTTCCTTGTGCATCAACTGTGATGCTTGAATTTGTGTATGATCCAGCTGAGACTGCCGTAGCTGCTATATTTAAAGTTACATCTCCCGATGTTCCGCCGCCACTTAATCCTGTTCCCGCTGTTACTCCTGTAATATCTCCTGTTGTAGGTGCAGCCCATGAAGGAATTCCTGAAGCTAATGTTAATACTTCAGTATCACTTCCTGCCGCTAATTTTGCTAATGTGTTAGCCCCAGAAGCATATAAAATATCTCCCGCTGCTGTCATAACAGATTGAGGAGATGATGCCCATTCGGGAGCTGTTCCACCTGCATTAATTTGTAAAACTTCAAGAGAACTTCCTTTTGCTAATCGTGCTGGTGTATTATTTGAAGAAGCATAGAGTGTATCGCCCGCTGTAGTTAAAACCATATCTGTAGTTTTACTCGCAGGTAAAGTACAAAATACATCTTTTGTTCCTGTACTAAAACTAACTGCTGCGTCACTATTAGAACTAGTTATAACAGTAGTACGTGTAAGAGTAGTACTAGACCCATTAAGGTCTCCTATACCAACTTCCCATTCATTAGCTGTTTGATGAACAATAGCATAATAAGTAGAATTACTATTACCTATTCCTGTACCGAAACTTTCGAAACCTGTTACTGCTCCGCCTAATGTAATAACACCATTACCACTAGTTGTGGTAATTTCTTTTACTCTATCATTTAAAATAAATGCCATTTATTGTATTCTGATTAATCCATTAGTTGCATCCGGATTTGGTATTTGAACTTCAAATGTTCCACTAGATGATGATTTAACTGAATTAAAATCTAATACACATATTGCTGCATTAGCTAATGAGTTATTATAAATAACCGCTGCTTGTGCAGAAATAGTTGCACTTGTAAAAGTAACATTATCACAATCGAATATTGCTGTATTACCTACAACTGAAATTGCTACATTAGTTAAAGTTTTTCCACCTGCAGTATAAGTTCCAGAATTAGGTACTTCATCAGTAGCACTGTAAGATGGTGTAGTTTGAGATAGTGTTGCACTCGATGTATATAATGCCATTTTAAGAGTATCTGCTTCTAAATTAGACGCAGTATTCATTAAATCAGCTTTAAATACTGTGCATATTGCTTGGTCTATTGCCATAGTATTTAGCCCTCCTTTATTGGCCGCCTGTTAATGTATCCGTGCCAGCTGGACTAGCAGGGAATTTATAATCAGTTCTTCTTCGTCTCCTAGCCTCATTATTGAGAGTAGCGACTGACTCCGTAACTTTAGATTTATATATACTATAATCCTCTAAACTTTTAGTAAAAACTGCTGCTTCTGCTAAACAAGAATACAATAATAAATCTGATACATTATCAGTTAAATAATTAGTGGTATTACTTGGCGATAAATCAGCAATATTTTGTACATATTCCATATATACAGTATAATTTGAAACTGGCGTAGGTGCTATTAAAACATTACCATCATTATAATTAGAAAAGTATTTAGGATCACCTGTAAGAGTAGGATTAGGCCAATATTCTCTTATAAATTCATCAGTTTGAATCTCCATCATAACTCTTTCACTACTAGCATTAGTGTACTGTAAACTTTTAACTATTAAAGTATTTGCTGGAGTAGTTAAAAATTCAGTACCTGTATTAAATGTACTAAATGCATGAAAAGTTAATTGTTCAGGATCAATTAATCGTATTAATTCTTGTTGCGCATTAGTAATAAAAGTATCTAATTGAGCAGTAAAATCAGTCCCTGTATTTTGAGCCCAAGTTTGTATATCACTTTTTAATGTTGTATAATTAGTCGCCATTATCTTCTATCTTATCTTGTTCTGCAAATTTATGCGAGACATTTCCTTTAAAAGAATATGTTCCATAATGTGTTAATGAACTCGCTACATCTGCGTATATTTTTCCTCCTATTTTTTGCCATAAACGACAAAAAGCATAATCTTCACTTAAATATCTATTACTTACTGGATCAATCATAGTATCAAAAAAAGCGTAACAATTATCACTATCATATAATTTACCATTTAACATCTGATCTGATGTATATTTTAAATCAGGGTATGCTTCTATCATTTTTAATATCGCTTCTCTTTTTATCATCATAAAACCAGTAGCTGCATCTAATACTTCTACAAATCCACCTTGATACATTGGTATATTATGTGGATCTTTAAAATTTAAATTATAACCTAATAGTTTTTGTTCTAAATTTTCTAAATCATTTGGAGCAGAATTAACATACTTTTTTACATGCTGCCACTCTAAACCTTTTCTGGGATATATAGCGGCTACTACTTCTTCATCTACTGATAACATACGAGTAACAGTTTCGGCTTGCCAAGCTATATCAGCATCGATAAATAATAAATGAGTTAGATTTTCTTGATTTAAAAATTGAGAAACTATGGTATTTCTAGCTCTAGTTATTAAGCTTTCATTTCCCATTGAGTTTAAATGAAGTCTATATCCCTTTTTTTCAGCTTCTTTTTGAGTTCTTAAAAAAGAGTGCATATAAGCTTCATGTAAAAGACCGCCATAACATGGGGTTCCTATCATTACTATTGCTTTTTTAAAATCATAAACTTCGTCAGCTAATGACAACTGTGACGTTTCCGATGTTTGCATTTATTTGTTCTCCTGTAGACATTGGGAATGAAATTCCTGTAGCACCAAATGTGCCTGGAAAAACATTCGTTATTTGATTAGGAACTCCTGTAGGTTCAGGAATATTCCCTGTAAACATATTTACTGGTGGTCGAGGATTTTTTAAAGCTGTCGCATCAGTATATACAATTGGATCAAGTTGAGGTTGTTTTTCTTCCCACTCTGACGTATGAACTAACGCCCCTGTCCATTCCTTAACCATTTCATTGTAAGGAAATTCTAAACCACTTCTGTCAGATATAGCTTTTGCCCATCTGCCATTAGCATATTTTTGTGTTGGAGCTTTACCTCCTTTTTTAGTAGAAATTGACGCCATAATTTGGAACTATATTTACCGATGCATTTAAATCAGAATCTCTAGCTCTAGCAAAACATTCATCATACATTTGTTTTAACATTAATGTTCTATTAGGGTCAACTCCCGCACGTTTTAAACTCATATAATAAGCTAGTCCTGCAGTCATAGCTTCATAAAATCTTGATGGTACTTCAAATGTTTGTTCAGTTCCAGATACTGTAGAAGCTGTAATATCATCTATTTTTTTTAATCTCCAATAAGTAATAACATCAGTATTATTTTCAGGAGCTGGATAAACATATAAAACTGGATCAATATCTTTTTGTAAATAATATTGACTTGGTCTACCTTGCTCTGCTTTATTAGGATAAACGTTATAATCTGTAAGAGAAATTTCGTTCATTCCATAATCTGTGGAATCTCGTGTGATATAGACGTCAACTAGTCCGATAGTACTCGATCCTAGAGAGTATGTAACGTCACCTGTAACCATAGTTACAGTTTGTTTATCTAATGTCCATTGGTTAAGACCTCTATTAGCCCAATCAGTAAACATTAAATTTAAACTTCTTCGAGCTGACTTTACGTCATATCCAAGAATTGGTGATCCACCTATTCTATCTAAAGCTTCAACAATACAATCATTAACTGATAAGCTAAATGCAGTTGTTCCTGAAGTAGCCATTTAACCCCAAATAATTGATGCTGCGTTACAGTTAGTTAAATCTGCGTAGATGCCATTTTCAAATAATATGCCATCGTCAGATATATATTCTTGATACATATCTCCTGCTGCTGCTCCCCAATATAAATGATATTTTAAAACGCCTGTCGCATCAGTACCATCATATAATTTTATTTGAGCAGTTGCTGCAGAATCACATCTTCCAGTTACACCTTTTAAACGTGATCTACCAATATATGTTCCTGCACCAGCATGGTTATTTTGAAAACGTCCATCTGCAACTAAAGTTGCTTGTTTAACGTCTGAAATCATACTTATCTCCTATTCACTGTTCTTGGAAGATTTTCACCATATAAAGCTTTCATTAAACTTCCTTGATTCTCTCCCAAATTTTTCATATTACCCGATTGTATATTATTTAAGCTTGCAAATAAAGGACTGTTTCTACTTTCCATTGGTTTTAATTTTACTGCACTTAAATCATAAGGATTTCCCCCTAATTGAACTTTAACTCCTTTAATCATTTCATTTGATTCTTCTTCTGTAGCTTTTTGAGAAGCTGCTAATAATCTTTTAAAAGTATCTTTACGAATTTTTTTATTATTATTAGTTTCTGCTATCGTATCAAGTTCTGACATTTCATTTCCAGGTATAGATTGATCTGGAGTAGTATTGTTAAAAATAGCATTAATTAAAGTTGAAATTTTTGAAAATCTTGGTTGTTTTGCCATAATATTAAAGTGGCTCCGAAGAGCCACTCCCTTTATTCTATGCTAAGTTATTATTTTGTTGATACAAAATAGTAGCTCTAATTTCACCAGCACTTGTAGCACCAGTACTAGTCCATGTTATTTTTTTATCTGCAGTTCCTGTATCAGCCCATGCTAAAGCACCACCAGCTTGTGTTGTTGGATATGCTCTTCCAACGCCAGAAGCGATTGTGACATCATATGCATTGATAAAAGTAGCGTTTCCACCAACAGTATCACCGATGCTAAAAGTACATGTAGCACCCGCCATTACAGTTGGTTTATCAAGTACTATATCAATGATTTGTGAATTAGCTGGTATTACAACAGTAGTTGTATTAGCTGCTGAAGCACCACTTGAAAGTGCAGTTCCAGTTGAAAATGTTTGTGCCATTACAACTTGACCTGTGTTTTTTACATCGGTACCTAATGTAGTACCTGTAGTTTCTTTAATTGTTCCAGCCTTTATAGGACCAGAAAAAGTAGTTGTTCCCATTGTCTACCTCCTTATTAGTAGTCGTTTAAGTCTTTGGGGATAAAAGGGCGAAACCATTTCGCCCCTTTATAAATTATTAATCTATGCGCCCGGAGTTCCGAAACAACCTCTCCAGTCAGTGAAACCGAATGAGTATCTTTCAGAAACTTTGTAACGCAAGTTGCCTGATTCAAAATCTCCTTCAACGGATTTTTTGATAGCACGTCTTACAAAGTGTTTTAGTCCATCAGGTACATCAGTAATCATGAAGTACGCATCAGGGTCAGTTAGTCTTTGGTTAACTGCAACACCTTGTGGGATCATTCCCATATTTTTCATTGCGTTGACGTCATTGTCAGCAGTACCTGGTCGTAGGTTACTTGCAACAATTCTTTCAGCTATGAACATTAGTTCAGGTGGAACCACTAGTTTCATGCCCTGAGCTGCAATCGGAATACTTCTATCGTCTTTCATCTCAGAAATTAGAATTAACATTGCTTCAAGAGAAGTTTCTGTTAAGTCTGCATTAGTTGCTAGTTGGTTTGAACCTGTACCACCGCCACCTAGAGGGTGATCAGTAGCCATTAACGTTTTACCATCTCCACCAAGTACTGGACTTGCAGAAGTAGAAAAACCGTTATTAAGAACGTTCATACCTTTGATTTCTTTAGTATGTTGCATTGAACGAGCAAGTGCTTTCGCATATTTTGCTCCAAGTGATCCATAAAGACCATCTTCCTCTGCTTCTTCAGTAATTGCAAAAGCAAGTGCGATAGTTTCATGAACGTATCTTGCAACGATACCTTCAGCACCACTATCATAAGAGATAGCTGCGCCTTCAGCTTTAACCGGAGCTGCTCCGAATCCATACATTTGAACATCTTCTTCAAATGCTTTTTTGGATGACTCTGTGCTAAATACTTGTCTCCACTGTTCTGGGTACATATCGTATTCCATACCAAAAATAGTGTTTAGACCGAGGTTTAGCTGTTTTGTAAATAATGATCTATTTAATGCCATGCTATACCCCTATATTCCTGCATTCTGAGTACCGAATAAGTGATTGTTAATTACAACCTCTATTTTAGCATTTTCTGCTGTTTCGTTCCCAGGTATCGGTTCAACTCTTAAAATTCTTAACACTTTTGCAGTAGTGGCTAAAGTATCCATATCTGCTTCGTGTCTTGAATGGAAGTAAGGAGTTGTTGATGCTGTTAATAACACGTTGCAAAGTTCTCCCACGTTTGCTTGTGTAATGGCCCCATTGCCTGCTTGTACTGAAAAAGTAATGTTTGGATCGTCATAAACATATGCTTTAGGAGTAGTTCCAGATTTTACTGTAGAACCGCCCTTCCAACGTTTAACGAACTCAACATTACCTGTTGCGTCATCAATGTACTCAACGCCATAGAAAATACCAATAGCATTTTTGTTATTGGCAAAACCATCAAGTTGGCCAGATGCATCCATAGTGACTATGTCACCATAAGAAAAAGTATCTGCCTGCGAGTTGGCAATTTCATATTCGTTGGCACGTATAACGCCACCTGTAAGGTGTCTTAGTGGTGTAAAACCACTAGGTGCGTCTGTATTAGCCATAATATTTCCTTTTAGCTATGCTACGTTATTATTCTTTGATTCCACCTCTAGTAACACTGGTTTTATGGTCTCGATGAATTGGATTCCCAGGGGACTCAGCTCTATGTAAGTCACTTTTAACACTTTCCATCTGAGCATCTGTTTTGTTCTGATAGTAAGCGTTTCGCTGGTTAACCATTTCTTCTGGCATTTCGCACAGTACCATACCTTCGATTCCTATAAACCCTGCATATTGCCCATGTTCAATTGTTGGTGCATGAAAACCTTCCATAGTTTCAGGTTTTCTTGGCTCCCAACCTTCACGTCGGCGTTTTGCCCAGTTAGTAGGATTATCTACCCCAAGTATTTTAGTTGCAACCCATCTCTGCTTGTAGCCAGGCCTAGCTGGAGGTGCTTCTAATAAAGAAGGTGGTTTCCACTCTTTTATTCGTGTACTTTCATCACGTGTTTCTCTCTCTATTTTTAGAGAAGTGCTTTTTTCTTTTGTCATAATCAGGCTCCTATGTTCCCGTGTTGAGATTTGCAAGTTCTTTTGCGTATCTCTTTAGTGCGGATGGATCATTAATATCAATACCGAACGTAACAGCGTTCTGTAAATCATCAGATGTCAATCTTACACTTTTAGCGGTTCCTTGATTTGATCGAGAAACACCGGCTACAGGTGATTGCACTCTTGGTTTATTTTCTACATCTTTTTCTTGGTTTTGAACAGAACTTTCTGCTGTTTTAACTAAGTCAGGGTATAATTTGCTCATTCTTTTATCCATTTCTGTATAATATTCAGGATCAGCGACATCATATCCTTCTTCTGTTAAATCAGCGTCAATTCCAAATGCTGTTTGGGTTGCTGCTCTATGCCCTGGTTTATTCCACCAATGAGAATTATTTTGAATCCATTGTTGAGTTATTTCAGGGATTTGAGGTGCTGGTGGTTTAACTTCAGGAGCAGGTTGTTGAACGTTTTGAATTTTACTTCTTACGTCAGCCATCTCGTCCATTAGTCTTACTTGTTTTTCAGTATCTCCACCTTCAATAGCTTCTTTTAAATCTTTTGAAACTGTTTGATATTGATTTTCAAGACTACTCTTATCTTGTTGTTGTGCAGCACTTTCTAATTTAGCTAACCTTTCTTCAAGCATTTTAGATTTATCTTCTTCTGCTTTTCTTTTTGAAACTTCTTTAGCAATTCGAGTTTTAACACGAGCACTATAAGGTTCCTTTTTTATTTCCTCTAATTCACTTCGTAGAGATTCAACTGTTTTACTTAAATCTTCTGGTTCGGCGGACTGTTGAGGTTTTTCTTCTTGATTAACTTCAAGAGGATTAGATTCTTCTTTTAGTTGATCAACTTCACTTTCGATTATTTTTACCTCGATTTCATTATCGGGTGTAATATCTTTCACATCGTCTGTCATAGTTTTTTCTCCCTATGTATTGTCGCAACAAGTGCGTATTAAAGATTTTGAGTTATTGCATCTGGATTTGGTAATACAGCCAATACCTCATCATCATTGAGCAAGAGCAACTTAACGCCTTTAACGTCAATTTTTGATCCTGCATATCTACTATATACAATATGGTCCCCTGTTGTACACCAATTTGTGCTTCTATTATTATAACATTCACTTCCCATAGCAATTATTCTACCTTTAGAATTTAAGTATTGTTGTTCTTGTACATTTTTATCAGTTAAAATAATTCCACCTTTTGATTTTTTTACCATTCCTGCAGGTCGAACTAAAATTCTCCAACCACAAGGTTTTGGTAAATCTTTACTACTAGGATCGGCTATGTCGTCATCAGTAAACCATTCTTCATTTCTAATCATCCGTATCATCTCCTTGAATATAACGTTTTTCAATTTCTAAACAAATATCTGAAGCTTTATCTAAACCTTCAGCTATTCCTTTTGCTTTCTGATACGCCTCAAACGTATCAAAACCTGGTGCTAGTGATTTACTAGCTAATTCTTTTTTATACTTTTTTATTTCTTGTAGTATCGCTTGTATCGGCGGTATTGTTACCATTTTTTAATCTCCGTTTGTAGTATGGGTTTCCTGATGTATATACATTCATTAAAGTACTAAATGTACCATCAAAATTTTGTCCAATTTCTTTACTTGATGCTGCAAATAAATTAGGTTTAAATAAACTAAGTGGTACTTTTTTATTACGAAGAAATTTTTTTGCTTTTCTTATTTCTTCTCCTGTAGGTCTTATTTTATTTTCCACTTTTTTTATTTTTTTGTTTATCCATTATTTCCACTGCTTTTAACTGAAGCTCTCTGTCTTTTCTATTTTGTGTTCTTTCATTATTTTTTTCACCTGCAACAAATCGTTCTTTTCTAATATTCATTTCTTCTTGTTTTATGGCAATATTAGCCTCATCACTTGCTGCCATACGTTGTTCTTTAACTTGAGCTGGATCTTGAGGTTGTGATTCTGCCAACATTTGAGCAGATTGTGCTTCAAATGCAGCTAATTCATTTTCCATTTCTATTGGCAGTTCTTGTTCATCTTCATTTTTATTATCATCATCAAAATCAGGAATTGGTAATTGAATTGGTTGTCCTGAAACTTGATCGACTAATTGTTGCATTTGTTGACGATATTGGAAAGCTAAATGTTCGCCTATATGCGCTAACATTGGTCCTAATAAAGCTTCTTGTGCTTCTTTTCTTCCACCATAACGAGGATCAGAAATAAATTGTTCATGAACCGCCATATGAGCAGCATGATTTTGATCTAAAAAAGCTTTTATTGGTTTTCCATTTAATAATGCCATATTCTCTGACACTGGATCACGTCGCATAATATCATCGTCATCAATTATTAAAGAATCTGGATCTGGTAAAGATAAAGCTGTTATTAATCTTTTATATGCTTCTTTTATATCTATAATTTGAGGTGCTTGTTGAGCCATTTGAAGTGTAGTCTGTGCTAAAGCTATTCTTTGTGCTTGAGAAAAAATATTTGGGTCAGAAACTGGTATAATATCTATTCTATTATCAAAATCAGCACGTCTTACTGACATAGCATCGCCAACTACTTCATATGGATATTCATTTGGAAGATATTCACCATCTAATTCGCCTATTAATTTTAATTCTAAGCCTTGAGCGTGATGTACTCTCTTATGAATAGCAGAAAATATCTTACTTCCTTGTTCTATTTGTGCAATAGTCGTTCCAACTGGTGAAGTTCCCGCTGCATCACCTACCATAGCATCAGCAATACTTGAAAAACGTCTTCCAGATTCAGTTAAAATTCCTAAAAGTTGCATTAAAGTAGGAGAAGGCTCTTTAAATGGTAGTTGCATAAACGATTTTTTTAAATCATCGCCATATGCTTCTACTTCTAGCCATGCTCCAGGGGAAACAGTCATATCTCCACCTTCTATTCGTGCTCCTTTTGCTTTAAATCCACCATTTAAGTTAGCGAATGCTGCAGAATCGAGTAATGCTCGTAATGCTCCTGTCGCAGCGTGTTGTAATCCACCAATCATGTGAATTAAACCAAAGCCATAGAAACCTAAACCTGGTAAATATTTATAATGAATGTAATAAGTTCTTTTTTTCTGTAACTTATCATCTTCTTTCCAGTTTCTTCTGATAGCTAATACTTGTTGTGATGCACTATCAATAGTAATAATGTAAGGAAGTGCTATTGCATTTTCATCATCTTCATTTTCTATATTATAATCACAGTGAATTTCTAAAACAGTATGAATATTTTCACCTAATGTATCAGATACTCCCTCTAATCTATGAATAGTTGAAGCTACTGTATTAACTTCATCATCATTAGTATCACTATTAATTTTTATTTCTTTATAAAAACCAGAAGCTATTTGTTTTCTTAAATCATTTGAAGTTATTTTCATCACTTGAGTATATCTTTCACAAGTTTCTAAATCATTACTTCCATAAGATACTACAAAATCTTCTGCTGGTATAAAAGAAGAACGTACTCTTTCTAATGTTGAATCATAATAAACTTTTTTAAATGCGGACCCTGACACTGCCAAATAAAATAATAACTGGTCTAACTCTCCAAAATATTCAGGCATTTCTTGAGTCAGTTGATAATTCATAAATTCCTGAACTCTTGATGCTTGTTTCATTTTTTCATCAGTTACTTTTCCTATGATCTGTGTCTTTACAGGTCCGCCAGGAGGAAACATCTCCGCAATGGCTCTTGCTTGAAACTGCGTAGCAGCTTCTGCCATTAGGGGATGATGAACACCCGATGCACCTGGAAATGGGTCTGACCTATCTTCAGTAATAACACCGAGCATGCGTAAACCTTTTGAATATTGATCTGCCCAATCTTTTCGACTGGATACATCACTTTCATATTTATCAAATAAATCTGCAGCAATACGACCTAATTTATTTTTATCCATACTCTCTGCGAGATTTGAATAATGATCTGTATCTAACGGATTTACAAATTCTTCTTCTTCTTCAAGATTTATTTCAACACCAGTTTCTAATATATCTTCTTCTGGAAGTTCAACTTGTACTTCCTCTAAACTTATTACTTCTTCTACCACTACTTTTTAAAACCTTTTAAGGTTTTAGCTAATCGTGCACGTTGACCTAATTTACCTTTAGACTTAGCTGCTTTATTTAAAGTACTTTTAGGAATTTTTTTACCTTTTTTAACTCCTAAAGATTTTCGTAAAGCACCTGGTTTTTTAATTGCTTTTTGAATCCAATTTTTTGCCATTATTTTTTCTTTTTCTTGTTTAATGATTTTTTGTAATCTAAAATTTCTTTTACATCAGCTCTACTTAATTTTCCCTTATTATAATGATCTGCTAATAAATTTCCAAGAGCACCTTCTCCCGCAAGTCCTACAAAAACTGGTTGACCATATCGTCTATCAAATTTTTTAGTAACCATTATCTTTTTTTCATTCTTTTATATAGAGCCATAATGTCAGATTTTTTAGCTTTTCCTGCTCCTGCTCGTGGCGCTGTTTTTTTTGTTTTTTGTTTAGTTCGTGGTACTGTCTTTAACTTTGATTTTGGTGGATGTCTATCTGCTTTATTACGTTCACGTTGTCCTTTCATGATATTTTTTAAAGCTGATGCTGCCGCACCAGGCATCATTTGTTTTAATTTTTTTAATTCTTTATCGCTAAGTGCCATAATATTATTTCCTTTTTTTCTTGGTTTCTTTTTTAGCTATTTTACTCCCATATTTTTTTGACCATTTCTTTGCGATTTCTGGTTTATTTGCATATAGAAATGATCGTTGTTTTTTGGATTTAAATGGCATCTATGCACCGCAAGATTCGCATTCATCTCCACAAATGCATTTAGTTTTATCACAACCGCATACAGGACAACACTCCGTAGGGTCCATGTTAAACTTTAGTTGTTTTAAATATAGAAGCACTCGCATTACGAGGTTTAGCTGGAGTAACAGTCGAAGCTGAACCTCCTAGACTTAATCCCATCACATTCATCTTTGCACTTCCTACATCGCAAGAATAACCATTCTGAAGTTTTCTTTTTTGAGAATCTAATTGATTCGCATGTTTTTCCCTAAACTTTTGTGGAGTGTCGGGATTTTTATATCCTCTCATCATGTTATACCTACTTCTTTTTGAATCCGTAAGAGCCTTTAGGTTTACGAGTTGCTTTCGCTACTTTTCTTCTTCCAGCCATTGACATTTTTTTGCCAGCTTGTTTACCTCTAGTCATTCCTAGTTGCTCATCTTTACGAGCATTATAACCTTGTTTTTTCATAGTTTAGTCCTTTCCATATGGAACAGTGTTAATTTTTTTATCTTCAACTTCCTCAACAAGTAAGCCTGGATTATTCATTGCTTTTTGAATCATTGAATTATCTTTTCTTCTTTCAGGATGTTTTGAATAAAAACGATTTTCAGCTTCGTTATAAGCTGCAGCATATTGCAAGCCTCTACTCGGTCTGTCTTTCGTTGGTTTATACATTGCAGTCATCATGACCTCCTTATTATAAAATATCTATACTAGTTACATTCACTTGTCTAACTATAATATCTCTTTTCTATTAAATTTGTTTTTATCGGTTTATCGTCCCATTCGTCAAATAAATCTGGATCTAGCGGATGCGCTACTAAATACTGTTCTTTTATTAACTGCCAAGCTTGAGTACATGTATCAACGTAATCATCGTGCTTTCCATAAGGGAAAGCTGCGCATTCTGCGAGAAGTTCATCAACCCATATTTCTTTATCGGGAATCCATATTAGACCACTCTCTAACATGGGAGCGACTGCATGTGCTCTTGAAACTTTATCTTTATCTGGTCTAAATTCATGAACAGGAATACCTGCACGTCTTAAATCTTGAAGTAATGATTGTCCTGATGCACGTTTCTCGACTAATACTAAATTAGGTTTCATATCCCAATATGCTTCTTGGGCTATTCTTCTTAAATCAGGATACTCTACTCTGTCTTTCCATGCTTCAATTAAATGTATACATGCTTCTATTTGACCATCTTCGTTTACACGAGAGAATACTCCCCATGTCGTTCTCGCTGAAAAGTCAGCAGATTCTCTCGTACTAAAAGCAGTATCATAACTTTGAACGATAAAATCGTATTGAGGTTCGTGATCCAATTTTCGCCACCAATCTCTCTTGAGTATAGCACCTTGTTCTGCTGTAGGACGTTGCTGGTATAATGACTCCCATACTCTATCTCCAACTGTCGCTTTAATTTTTTCTAACTTAGACACGGGATATGCTTCTGGCCACAACGCATCACCATTCGCATTTATTGCTGGTAGGTCTAAAACTTTCCAGTTTTCACCTGAGTTCTCTAATATCCATCCAGCTAAATCTTCTTCGTGCCATCGAGTTTGAATTAATATAACTTTACCTCCCGGCTGTAATCTCGTGTAAGCGACTGCTTTGTACCATTCGATTAAGTTTCTTCTCTGAAGCCCGGACTCTGCTTCTTCACGCCCTTTTATAGGATCATCAATAATTAATAAATGTGCACCTCTACCTGTAATAGCACCACCAGCACCGACTGCGCTATACGTCCCGCCATGTACTGTGTGAAAACGTTTCGCTGAGCTTGAATCATCTCTTAATCCTACACCCTCAAATACTCTCATGAAATCTTCTGATTTTAATTGGTTACGCACCTTGCGTCCAAAATCATCAGCTAGTTCTTGAGCATAAGTGGATTGAATTACAAAATTTCTAGGGTTACGTCCAAGATACCACGCTGGAAAAAATTCCGAGCAAAGCATGGACTTGCCATGTCGTGGTGGCATAAAGATAGCTAATCTATCAATCTCGCCTTTCTCTAAACTTTCTAGGTTTTGTCCAATAAGTTTTATATGTGCAGGATCACTATATCCCGGATACATATGTTTAGCATAATCCAAAATTCCAGAATGCGCAGCACTATTAGTAGCTTTTGTTCTTTGTTTTTCTAGTATTTCGAAAACTTGTTCTTTTACGTTTTTAGATACTTTCGGATCTAAAAGAATATTCCTAGCTTTCTCTACGAGTTCTTGTTTCATAAATTAAAGTTATGTATACCTTTTATAGGAAATGATTCAAAGGGTAAACAATATCCTTGGGTTTTAAGATTTTTTTTATATTCTTCAGGTTTAGATTCATATACATTCATATAAGAAATTAGAGATTCCATACATTTTTCTTCTGAAGTATACAAAAAAGAATTGGTTTTTACAGAAGGCATATTAGGCATAGAAATAATTACATATAATAACCAAACTTTAACCATCAAAATAGTATATATTTTATTTATACATATAACAGTCATTAGTGGTAAAGCTTAGTCGTACCCCACGAACTTTCTCGAAATCGTAAAAGAAACTTATACGATTTTTTTACGATTAAACTTAATACGATTTATTTTTTTATT